CCAAATTCATAATTTGAGTTAACATACCAGCAACTTCATCACCGTTAGCTGCGGTTGCATTGATGCTGAACGATGCAGGAGTTGAAGGAGTCATTGGCATCTGTGGCATCATGCCACATTCTTCTAGCGTATTTTTAACACCAGAAAGATAACGCAGACTTTCTACACTTAACTCTTCTGATAGTGTGCGTTGTACTGCTTCGACAGCAGCATCTGGGTTCACTGTAGGTTTTGCAGAAACAACATTAGGGTTTCCTGCATCTAGTTCAGCTAAACGCTGTAATACATTAATCATTTTCATATTAGTTCTTCCTTGGGTCCGGAGCTTGTACTATAGGACTTTTTGTGTTTCCTGCTGCATCAGTATTAAACTTTGCCTTAGCATCTGTGCCAATAGTTTTATCAGATGCTTCCGGAATTACTTCACCACGCTCTTTTCTTTGTAATTTCAGGATGTCATTTAATTCTTTAACAAATCCAGAATTATACTTGTCTCCGTAGAAATCTTCACCGTTGATTTTTTCTACTTCTTTATATTCGCTGTCTGTTAATAGAGCAGTTGATCTCTCTTCAACAGGTTGTTGATATTCTTCATATGGTTCGTTAGGTCGACGAACAACAATGCAATCTTTAGTTAATGCCATTTCGCTGGCAAGATATTCTGTTAATTCGTATTGAGTAGTTGGATATGCAACCGTCACTTCATACATATTAACTTCTTTGTTCTTTAATTTAGGGAAGTCCAAAGGCAAAGATTGAATAGGAGTTTTTCCTGTTTTCTTAAAAGAAGAAAGATCATATTTGGAAAGCAGTGTTTCCATAGTCTTCTCCTGTTCAGCAGTAACATCGCCGGCTACCTTAACTCGAAAAGTATAGCTCTTTTTTGATTCTGCTAGATATTCTTGAAATGATTTCATAAGTATTTCCTATGCATTATTTATTCATATTTTTAAGTTTTTCGAGAATGCTATTTCGATCGGTAATGACATAACCTTCGCCTTCGATCTCTTCGCCCTTTTCGCCGTGCTTTCTGTCTATAGCCAGTTTCTTCAATTGCAAATCAACCATTTTTAGTTTCTTATCAATTTTATTTGTTTTTGCTACAATTGCTGCATTCATCATTTGAGCAGCGACTTCAAACATTCTAGCACCATACTTTGCTTCTACATTCATGCCCAAATCAACTAAATCGTCGTATGCTTTTTCAGCTTTGGCGGCTAGTGCATCTAGTTCTGAATCTGCCATATCGCCTAGCCCTTTTACCCTAGGAAGAGCTGCTGCAATCTTATCAAATTCCTCCAATTTTGCTTCTAGGTCAATTGTTGGTGGCGTTGATATATTATCGGGTGATATTACTTCAGTAGGCTCAACGTTGAATAGTTCTTCTAATTTTTTTGTCATAACGATACTTATCCTTTCTTTTTTCCATTATGGAAGATATCTTGCTCGTTAATGATTCGAAATTTTATCCCGTTATTCTTGCACCAATTACTAGCTGCTGCCCATTTGGCCATATTTTTAACATACTGCACTTGATTGTATTTGTTCTTTCCAACTTTTTCTACTAATGTTTGATTTGCTGGTTTAATCTCAATCAACTCGGCGTGTTTTTTATGATTCTTATCCATGTATACTATTAAAAAATCAGGTACATAAACGGTACCCCTGCCTGTAAGAGGATCTTTATAGGGAATTTTTACACTTTCACTGGACCATTGATGAACACTTGGATTGTTATCACAAAAGGTCATAAATGTATATTCCCAACTGCTTCGATACCTCGGGGCCCCTAGACCTATATATTTTTCCGGATTTTGTACCTTATACGTACCTTGGGAAAATTTAAGACTCATGGCAAAATGTTTCTTTGAATTTCGTCCGAAGCCGTTGGGGTAATATAAATTCCCAAAGTGCTAGATTTAAATCTATTATAATTTAGTATTTCCGAAACTAGGCCGCTTAGTTCTACATCATTCAAACCGCTTAAACTGTCCATTATAGTTGCCGCATTAAGATTGTCTGTTTTAGCCTGTGTTAGAATTATTAGTGCAATCGATTCAGCACTTGCTGGTAAGAATCCTCTCTTTTCAAAATATGCTTTGATTGCTTCAGTTGATTGATTATCTAACTCAATAGGACTATTAAAGTATCTATCAAAATATCTCACAGTAGATGCTGCACTGTCTAAATTTTCTTGAACATTAGGTAATGGTAAATTTGAAAACATAATTATCTTCCCGGAATAGTATTAGGTTGAAGTTCGGGGGCTGTGGAAGTAGCCGGTGTGCCACCGGCGCCTATTCCCTTGTATACAGCCGGAGTTTCAAGACTAACCCGCGGACCCGTGAGTTGATTAAAAAGTCCTCTAGTAGCAGTGCCCAAGGGCACTCTAGTCGTTTCAACCCGGCCTGTAGTAAGATTAACGTTAGATATTGGAATGGAAAGGCTTGGGATGGAAAGATTTAGGTTAATTGGAGATCTCACAACATCTGAAATAACTGCACCTGTTGCATTATTACCCAATGCTGCATTAGCAAATACACTGTTAACAACACCGTATAGTTCTTGTTTTACACCAGATGAAGTAATTGATCTAGCGTTCCTAATAACGTTTCTAGTACCTACGGCAGCAGTTATAATATCCCCAACAGACAACGGACCTTCTTTATTAAACACGCCGAGCACGTCGTCTGCGCCCGATATAAGGCCAAGTAGACCTCGCTGGCCGCCGCCGGCAGCTCTTAAAGGACTAGGTGTATTATCATAATGATTTGCGTTGAAGCCAGGCTCTGTCTTTGATACTGGTTTATTTTGAGTATCGTAATATACTGCTTCGTAGGCAAAGGTCATCTTTGCATCCAGTAAGCGATTGCCGGTTGTTTGATCTAATTGTGCCGGTGCCCATTCTGTAATGATGGGATTTACTAAAGTAACAGATGTATATTTTCTTCTGTTTAATAAAAATATTTTTATATAATTAAAAAACGGTAGTGTTTGACCGTTGTTTAAACCGTAAGCATATGCTCTTCCATCATATTGCACGTTTTGTTTGAACGCTGCGGGCAAACTTGATGTTTGATTTGACAGTTGACTAAATCCTGTATATCTAGAATCTGCAAAATAATACTGATAATAATTTTTCCAAAGATCTGTTATAATGTTGTCCATGTCATCATGAAACGTAATACTAACAGGATTATATGTTATCTTATTTTGTACAACAGTCTTTTTATTGTACTGATTTAATGTTTCAGTGGCTATAGTAAATCTCGGCTGATCTGCACTTTTGGCCAGTAAGCCTAATTTACCTTTGGATCTATTGTACCAAGTATTGTCAATAGATTGGAATGTTGTTTTATCCCAAAGATAGGGACTTAGTCCTAATTCAATGAAATAACTCCAACCTGCTTTTGGAGCCATTCCATAATAGTTATCTTGATATAACCGAGCGGCGTGCTTATAGTCTTTTAAGTAACCTTTGTCACCGAAAATGCCGTCGGCAAATCCTGAAAGAAATTGTGTAAAAACATTGGACATAATATATTTATGTCATTAAAACCGCTGTAATTAAGGCAATAATTTTTGATACATTTCGATAACAGCTTCTCTAGTAGGTCCTAGATAATCGTTGTTTATTACCTCGAAATCAATAGCGTCTTTCCAAAACATTCTTAATTCAGTTGTTGCTTTTTCTTCAATTTCTAAACCATGTGGGAACCAAGTTAATGTTTCTACTAGATTAATTTTAGGATACGCTAACAATTTTCCTTCTCGGGCATCGAAAATCCATCGATGATGTATGCCGCCGCGAAACAGATCTCGTCTTTGTAATTCGTAATATTTGCTAGGAACTGCTATAAATCCTTCTTTGGCAATACGTGGCATATATCTCAATGCAGCCATAGGATATGCAACATCTTCCAATGTGTGAGTGCAGTTAACAAAATCAAATTTGCCGTGTTCTTCAACATATTCAAATAACGGAATCCAATCTTCGTATTGATTAATATCGCCTGCAAACGATACAACATTGGGCATTTCTTCTGGTCGTAGGTCAAATGTATGCGTTAAGAAATCTCTACTAAAAGGATTGTGTGTAGCACCAATATCTAAAACTGTTAAATTTGGATTATTTTCTTTTAATTTAGAAACATGTTTTAAGACTTCTGGTCTACCAGATAATTCTTCTTTGTAAATGTATAGTTGTTGCGGCAATTTTAACTCCAATAAAAAAGGCGTGTACATTAATTATACACGCCTTTGAGCTAAAATAGCTAACTCTGATTAGCCAGTAGCTAATGTACCAAATGCTCGACCTACTGAAGCGCCAATACCCCTTGGCTGTCCTGCTCCGTCCACCTGAACTGCATTATCGTATTTGATAGTCAATGTAATATCAATAGGATCGCTGCTAGAATAATCAGTATTAGAATAAACAGTATTTTGCAAATAGCAACCATACAATTCAAATGTTTCTAAAACTCTAACTTCGTTTGCACCGTTGCCACCATCTAAAATTTCAATTCTAGTTAAGAACTTATAATCAATTCCACTAGCTGCTGAACTTTGTTCAAAGAAGTCAAATTGTTTCTGAATTTGTTCGCCAACTAAACGACTAACTTCTCCAGATACGTCATCTCTAACAACTAGACTAATGTCAGTCCATGTATATCGACCGGCATAGTTTATCTTGCTGTTATATACGTTCAGCTCAATATTATCAAAGCTAACGCCAGGTCGAGTAACGTTCATAACTTGCTTAGTTAATTCAGTAGTAGGTTTAGTTACTCCAAAATTTTCCAAAGACACCCTAAAACGGTACTTCAATTTAGGCATTAATAGGCCTTGCGATGTAGCACTCTGTCCACTAGGAAGAGGTACTGAAAATTTACTTAAACTAGAAATTGCCATCTAGATGCTCCTTGTTCTTTTTATTTAACCAATTATCTGCCAGCTGCAATGTCACCAGTATTCTTCAAGCGTAATGGAATATAAATGAATTCCACAGCCTTAACTGGCTCAATTGCAATATCAACGTGTAGTTCATTACGATCAATTCTTGCAGGAGTGTTGTTTTGTTCATCACATTGTACAATAAAATCGTAAATTGCTCGCTGACCTACTAATTCAAGTAATAGGCTTTCTGCAGATTGTTTAATCTCATTTCTCGTAATTCTATCATTTGGTTCAAACAAGAACGGACGAGCTAAAAGGTCTAATTGTCTACGTAAGTAAGCAACTAAGCGAGATACGTTAACTCTATCTAAAGAGCTTGCACCCTTTGCACGAGTCTTTTGTCCAAATACCACTAGGCCAGAACCTGGCAAAGTTGCAATAGGGTTGATTTGTACTCCAATGTCTTGTAATACATTTCTTAAACTTTCTGGTAAAGGACTTTGTACAAATTCACCATTCCTAATGAATCCAACTGCTGTTGCATTGTCAACACTACCGCGTCGTGTGCCTGCTGGCGCAAACCAAGGATAGCTGCGCTGATCGCTTGTTGCAATAGTTTTTAATATCATATGACTAGGCGGAACAACAATTTGATTACCTGCATTGTCATTTGTAAATCCGCTAGGATAGTACATTGCTAGATATTCGTCAAATGTTCTAGCGCCTGCTTCGCTGTTGTCTAGTGCAGTTGTGCTAGAGCCCCATGCTCTTAGATCACTACCGTTTGCTGCTAATCTAAACGGCGTATCACCAATAACAAATGCAGTCAATCCTCTTGCTGCGTTTAAAGAAACCATGTTTGCAATAGCTTCAGTATATCCTGGAGTCGCAATCAAGTTAGCTACTAATGTATCAGTGTCTCTAACACCTTGGTTAGTGTCGATAGTTGCTTTTAGCGATCTAACTACCATGCCTCGTTGAGCATGTCTTCCAAATAGTCCACTACCGTCTTGTGCATTACCAGTAGCGTTAACCCATCTTGCAGTTGCGTATTTTGTACCACCAGTACTGCCATCCATTACTTCACTACCGAATCTAGTGTTTATACCATTGTTGGCAGTAATGTCAATTTGACTGGTAACGTAACGTTTGACGTTATTTCCGCTTCTGCGAGTATTCCATAATTTCATTCCCTGTGGAAACAATGCTGGATCTGGTGCATCTGGATCTAAATAGTTACTAGACAACAATGTTGCAATTGATGCAGGCATTGTAGAAGTACCAGTATTGGCCCAACGTGCATCTGCAAACAACCAACCGTTAGGACTAGTGTTGTCAGCTAAATCTTGTTTGATCCACTTGTTTAGTGTGCTGTTCCAAACATAGACGTTTTGTCCATATTTTTCTGGGTCAGAACTATCAATCCAAATATCTCCATCTACTAATGGTGTGCCGTCGCTTTGACCGGTGTCTTTGTCGGGTTGAGTAGCTCTAATAATAGGACCGTTTGGACTAGTACTAGGTAGGTAATTTTTATATCCTACCCAAGTAGTGCCATTGTGAATCATAATATCAACTTCATCTTGCACTGCTGAATACCATAATGTGCCGTTTGCGGGGCTAGTTGTAGGTGCAGAGTTAGATGTAGTTACTACTGAAGTTAGTAAATCTATTGGTTTCCAGTTGCTTGCTCTTAAATCATAAGCTGAGTGCGCACCTTCTGGATATAGATTTGCTGCATATGTGTTTGTTCCTAAATCATAGAAACCTACAGTAAACAAAGGTAGACCGGAATTGTCAATGAAACACATATCTCCGCCTAACTTGTGTGATATTTTTAATACACGAGTAACAGAATCATATTCCGAAGATACGTTAACTAGGCCAGCGGCACTTATTGCAGCAGAAAAGCCAGCCATTGTGCTAGTTGTAATAGTAACAACTTTAGGAGCTGCTAACGATGAACTACCTGCTAATGTTTCTGCTACAGTAAAACTGTCACCTGGAGTAAATGCAACACTTGCGCCAACTGTGGTTGCTATTACTGTAGGAGCAGTAGTAGTTCTTCTGTAAACTTTAAAATCTGCAACTAACGGAGATGTTGTAGATCCAGCAGTGCCGTCATCAATATTACTTTTTACAAAAATTCTCCCAGCAGTAAGACCAGTACCGCCAGTATTATCTAATGCAGCAATTGCAGCTTCTGATGTTGCATATATAGGAGCAGCTACTGTTGCCCATGTTCTAGTTGTGCCGTTGTAATATTTTACAACCCAATCACTGCCGTTATTTGGGCTAGTTGTTTTGACGTAAACACTACCTGTTGCAGCGCCATTTGTAGCAAATTGTGGAAACTGGAAGTGAGGAGCTATCGCTAACGATACAGGTCCGTATGTTCCGGCAGTTGCACCTAACAATGCTAATGTACCTGCGGTTCCGTCTGACAATGTAATTTTACCGTCAGGACCAACAATACCACCTTGAGCAGTTGCATCTGCATACAAATGTATTCTAGTACCATCGCTCTTTGCGCCAACGCCTGCCAATGGCATAGATGCGTTGATTGTTAGGGCAATGTCGTTAGGAGTAGTGCCAGTGACAGTTATACCAACACCATTAATGTTAAACACTCGCCCTGATGTAATTGCACCTGGCGTTAATGTAACTAAAGGCCAGCTAGTTTGCCAGCTGTTGCTAGTAAATGTCGGAGTTACTACTGGTGATCCAAAACTTGTTTCTACAGCAGTTCCTACAACAACCCATCGATTACTTGTGTTTTTAAACCACAGAGTATTTTCGTTGTCACTAGTGATATACATAGCATAATCGCCAATAACACCAAACGATTCCAATGGAACTCCTGCTGATGATACTGTTGCGCTGTTAGCATCGTTGATAATTAAAGGAGTTTTATTAACAAATACTTTACTAGTATTGTTCCATTCACCGATACCAAACTTAGAGCTAGCAGTGTCAATCCAATAAGTTCCTGATTCTGGGTCACCCTTTGGCTCAGAAGATGTTTGTACCAATTGAGACAAATCAATATCTGCACGTACTACATATGCTCTAGAACTAACGCCTAAAGAACTGTATGCGGCTTGCAAACCGTATTCGTTTAATTCTCCACCATGTACAGCATTTCCGCTGCCATCGGTATAAAATAGAGGTGTGCCAAATGTATCAGTTAAGTCTCGTTGACTAGTAATAGTCCAAACTTTTCCTAAATTTGATAATAGCGTCCCTGGTGCAACGCCGCCTGAAGGTGTGCTTTTGTTTGCTCTTGTAGCAACAAAAATAATAGGTACGGTGCCAGGTAGTGCTGTATTGTAAAAACTTTCATCAATAACTGTTACTTGTACGCCGGGTGATGTTAATCCTGCCATTTGTTAATCTCCTCAATGGATTCTCGCTTGAAGTATTTAGCGGTTTGGTAATTTTTTACCTAGTTAAATACAGACGAAAAGGGTAGTAAAAGGGCGTGAATGAGAAAATTATGTAAAAGTTGTGATAAAAGACCAGTTGCTATTAACTATTATAAAGAGGGCAAACCTTTTTATAGATCAAAATGCGATCACTGTGCTCGCGGCAGCAAGGAAGGATTACCAAAATGGTATAAGGCTGGATATCGGCAAAAAAACAAATGCGACAAATGTGGGTTTTTTAGCAAATATTTTCAGCAATTTAATGTGTACCATATAGATGGTAATTTAGATAATTGCAGGCATTCTAATTTAAAAACAGTGTGCGCGAATTGCCAACGGATATTACACGGACTTAATCTTCCTTGGCGGCAAGGGGATCTATCACCAGATTTTTAATCTGTTCAAAAAGTGCATCAATAGTAGTGTCGTTGTAGACAGTGTGATCAATAGCACCTCCAACCCATGCAGTTTCGCTAGCATGAATTTTAAGTTGTGCTAATCTAGCCTTACTCAGACTCCACGTAGCATTACCATCAGGTCCTGCATTTACACTAACTGCGGCATCATACCATTCAGGATTGTCACCTCGTTTGATACGTACTACAATTCCGCCTGCATTGTGAATAGCTTTAATTTCGTTGGGAAAACGTACATCACTGATAACAATGTTGTCGCCAGTTTTACGCATTTTGTTTTCTAGGCTAGCAATCCAAATATCGTCGTGAAATCCGTTGCGGCAAACTTCGGTGCCCCACAGTTGCAACATTAATCGAGGAGTGATATTTCTGCCTAGACGATCACTCCACCATGTATCGGGTTGTTCTCGCCATTCACGGGCTTCTTTTGTACGGCCTTCCAATAAAACTCGATCCCAACCAAAAACACAGGCTACTGCATCTTTAAGAGTGTTTGCAAACGAGTCTCGTCGATAACCGTGAAAGTTAACCAAATAATCTGCGGCAGTGTCTTTGCCCGAACCAATGAACCCAACAAACCCTACTATCATAGTATCTCCTGCGATAGTATAATTTATTACATTTAGATGTAAGTGTCAAATATTTTTTAGCCAACAATGAATGTCAATGGATTACTACCGTCTTTGTAGTTGATCAGATCCATTTCGAGCTGTTCCATGTCTGCTTTGGCTTCAGCTTTTAGTGCTGTTCCGTTTAAGCTAGTGCCGCCCTGCGGACTGGCAATAGTTTGGAATTTTTCGCGAGCTTCACCTAACATAAGTTTACTCACTGCTAGCGAATAATCCTTAAGCCAAATGCCTGCGTAGGGGTCTGTGAACAATGCAAAATCTGGTCTATGATTGTACAACCAAAGTAAAATTTCTTCTTCGCCTCTAGGTCTTTGTAAAATTGTAATTTTTTTAGTGGTAGCATTCCATAAAAAATCAATCTCACTTCCGAACATTTTACCTACAAGTTTCTGATAGCTGGCAAATGCAAAATATGTTGCCAATCCGCCCATATTTGAAGAAGCCATTAAATAGGTGTTAGTATAAGCTAAGTTAAACGGCTCAAATATAGTACCACCGTCGCCACCGCCTGTTCTAGAACCTATACTTCTACGAAATACCTGTCTAACTTGCATAACTTCAGGGGCAAGAATATATTCGTTTTGATTTTCATGTAGAGTCATGAAACCATAACTTTCTTCTGTGCTGGCCTGACTTCGCTGACGAAATTTTGCCAACGCCCTGTCAATAGCAATGTTGTAGTGCTTGGGTTCGAGTTCTATATCAATCATGCCGTCACCTAGCATGGTTTTAATATACTCCATTATTTGTTGTCTAGAAATTTCTGAATCAGTCATAAGCATATTTAGTTGTATTCTACTTCAAAATTTATAGATAGTTCGTTGCAAACAGTTCAATAAATACAACACTATGCCACGCTTATCACTATACCGTCCCGAAAAGGGCAATGATTTTAAATTCTTAGATCGTACAATTAACGAGCAGTTTCAGGTTGGCGGGACTGACGTTTTTGTTCACAAATATCTAGGACCAGTTAACCCCGAAGAAGGGGCATCAACGCCCGGAATACCAACAAATACTAATCCCATCGGTGAGTTAGGTATACAAGATTTAATCTTTTTAGAAAATCGAGATAGACACTATGATCCTAATATCTACAGCATTCGTGGAATTTACACCATGCAAGATATAGATTTTAACCTCAGTCAGTTTGGTCTATTTTTAACTAACGATAATATAATGATAACGTTTCACTTGAGCGGAACTGTTGATTCATTAGGTAGAAAACTCATGCCAGGAGATGTGCTAGAACTACCGCATCTAAAAGATGAATATGCACTAGACGACGCTATGATTGCGCTTAGAAGATTTTATGTAATAACCGATGTGTCTAGAGCCGCTACAGGATTTAGTCAAACCTGGTATCCGCATTTACTTAGAGCAAAATGTGAACCGTTAGTTGACAGTCAAGAGTTCAAGGAAATTCTTGATGCACCTGCTGGTACAGGCAATCAGACTCTTAGAGATGTATTGTCTACGTACAATCAAAGTATAGAAATTAATAGATCAATTATTGCTCAAGCAGAAGCAGATGTACCGTTTGCAGGATATTCTACTGACAGTTTATTCAGCATTCCTCTTAACGAAGATGGCACAGTTGATTATGCAGATACATCAGTTACCGATGTAACTGTTGATAGTAATAGTTTAGACGCATCTGCAATATTAGCTAATTCTGCTAAAAATTTATATGTAGGTTATCTAACAGACAATGGCTTACCCCCTAACGGAGCTGCTTATTCGTTTGGTATAGACTTTCCCAAAGGGCCGTCAAACGGGCAGTTTCATTTGCGGACTGATTATTTTCCAAATAGGTTGTTTAGATATGATGGCAGACGTTGGATAAAATATGAAGACAACGTAAGAATGACCATGACTAATTTAGGAACTGGTCAGACTGCGCCAACTGCTGCATATCCTGGCCAGCCTGTAAGATTGACACAGAAAGGAACTTTTGTCAATAACAATAATACTGCAACAATTAGCGGAAAAGTTGTTCAAGAAAAACAAGCCCTATCAAAAGCACTAAAACCAAAGGCAGATAATTAATGAGTGATTATTTTTATGACGGGCAGGTCAAACGATACCTAACCCAATTTATGAGATTGATGAGCAACTTTAGTTACAAAGATGCCAAAGGACAACTAGTGGAGGTCCCTGTTAGATACGGGGACATGAGCAGGCAAGTTGGAAATATTTTAAAGAAAAACAGCGAAAATATCATGCAGAGTGCGCCGTTTATTTCTTGTTATATAAAAGATTTGCAGCATGACCGAAATAGAATGCAAGATCCTACATTTATTAGCAAGGTGCAAATACGAGAACGAGAATTCAATGAAGAAACTGGTGAATATTCAAGAAATCAAGGCGCTGGCTATACTGTAGAGAGATTAATGCCAACTCCTTATCTAGTGACATTTTCAGCAGACATATGGAGTACCAATACTGATCAAAAGCTGCAACTATGGGAACAAATTGTTGTATTTTTTAATCCCAGTTTAGAGCTTCAAAGTTCTGACAATTATATAGACTGGTCTAGTTTAAGTGTTGTTGAATTAGTAAATCAAACTTTTGAAACTAGAACAGTGCCTCAAGGACTGGAGGGAGAGATCAGTGTTGCAAGTTTGCAATTCAGTTGTCCTATTTGGATAAATCCTCCTGCTAAAGTTAAAAAGTTAGGAATAATTACCAAAGTTATTTCAAATGTATTTGTATCTGGAGCACTAAACGGAGTAACTGAAGAAGGTGCGTACAAAGATATTTCGTTAACTAATCTGTTTACTGGGGATGTGCTAGTAGGAAAATCTGTAGTAACTCCTGGAAATTTTGGACTATTGGTTCTAAACAATACTGCATCTTTGCTTCCTATTAAAGAATCTGTTCCTACAGAATTGACATCTAATGCTGACCTAACCAACAAGCAGAATTGGTACAGTATCTTAGATTTATATCCAGGTCAATTTAGGGCAGGCCTTAGTCAACTGAGGTTAAGAAAAGAAGACGGAACTGAAATTGTAGGCTATATAGGAGTTAATCCGTTAGACGATTTTATTATTAACATTAACTTTGACGCCGACACTGTTCCGGGAAATACAATTTTAGCAGGTAGGGGAACAGTTGATGCAATCATAGATCCTCAAAAATTTAATCCAGCAAATAAGGTTACAGGGACTAGATACTTAATACTTGAAGATATAAATCCCGATAGAGATACCTTTCCTGGATACTTTGGTCCACAGGCGTGGAAGAACGCCAACACTAGTGATTTTAAAGCATCTGCTAACGACATTATAGAGTGGGACGGAGCATTTTGGAATATTATATTCGATAGTACTACTATTCAAGCAGTGGTTTATATAACTAATACATTCACTGGTATTCAATATAAATGGAATAACTTAGACGGTATATGGCAATGGTCTAAGAGTTATGAAGGTATATATGATCCAGGATCTTGGCGTTTAGTTCTATGAATACAATAACATGCAGTGGTGGTCTTTTTCTTTCAAAAGACACTAAAAGGTTTCTATTTTTATTAAGAAACAAAGGTAAAACTGCAAAAACGTGGGGATTTGTTGGCGGAAAAAAAGACCCTGTAGATCTTACACCGTATGACACTTTGACTAGAGAAATTCGAGAAGAAATTGGATTTCTTCCTAACATACAAAAATTAATTCCACTGGAACACTATGCTAGTCAAGATCAAAAATTTAATTATAACACTTATATCTTAATTGTAGATAAGGAATTTATTCCTAACCTTAACGACGAGCACATATCTTATGCCTGGTCTAGTTACGAAGGATTTCCAAAACCTCTGCACCAAGGAGTAAAATCTAGCTTAAACAATAAAGTTATCAAAGGTAAGATAGATCTTATTCTAGAGTTAATTTAATTAAACGTATTCTTCTAGTTGTCCTAATACAATCCAGACTCCGCCAGTCCTAATTAATCGCAATTTTTGTACTTCAATTCTGTTTGCCGTAGCTGTTGGTGCTGCATTATATCTTGCACTAACACCAACTCCATTAATTTGTATAATATTTGCATAAAAACCTGTAGAAGAATTTTGATTTAATATTAGTTCTACATTAATTTCTCTATCATTAGTTGTAGGAACATTTGTAAAATTGGCTGTAAAATTGGAAGTCATTCCAGTATGATAGAATTTACTAGCAACGTTCAAATCATGTACTACTAACCCGGTAGCAGTTGTTATAGTCAAAATAGGGTGTATGTGCCTAGTTGCAATTAAATTTCCAACTGCTGTTATATTCTGAGCAGTTACAGTTTCAAAAACGTTAATTGAGCCGCCAACTCCTAGGCCGCCCCCTAATACTAAAGAACCTGTAGTAGTTGATACAGAATTAGTTATAACAGGAATTGCAGCACCAGTAGGTCCTACACTGAGTAAACTATTTGTAAAAGATACAGCGTCCTGTAAAATACGTAATGTACCAAAAGATGATAACATTACAATACCTGATGTGTTTCCAGACAATCTAATATACGGTGATTGATTGATAACAGAGTTAGTTAACGATATACCTAGTTCAGCAGTCGGTAGCACAGAAGCTACTGCCGACGAAACAGATATTTGGCTAGCTGCCAATGTTGTTCCGTTAAATGTTAAATTATTTGAAAATACAGTTGTATCAGCAGCAGATTGATAAGGAATTTGATTTGCAATACCAGCACTGATATTATTAGACTTTATACTTGTTAAAGAAAGAGTAGCAGTGTTTGCATTGTTTGCATTGGTAACAACTCCAGTAATCAATCCGCCAACGTAAACATCTCCAGTAATTCCAGCTCCGCCAGCAACAGTTAATGCACCAGTGCTTACACTAGTAGACTGCGCTGTTGATACAAGTGCTAATTGGTTTGCAGTTACAGTACCAGCAATGCCAGCTCCGCCAGCAACAGTTAATGCACCAGTGCTTACGCTAGTAGATGAAGTAGCCGCAGTAATTTCAACTGATGTAAATCCTCCAGTATTTTTTGTGCCTGCTCCAACAGTTCCAGTTAATGGACCGTTAAGTGATGTAGAATGCACTGCACCATGAACACCAATACCGCCTGTTATTTTTAATGCACCAGTACCGGTTGAAATTGAAGGGGCTCCTCCTGTAATTTCAGCGCTGCTGGCTCTTAATAATTTGTTAAGATCCCAGCTGTCTGTTGCACTACGATATAATATTGTAGGTTGTGTTACCGGACCTTCGACTGTAAATCCTGCGCCGTCTGCTGCGGCTGCGTTAATAGCGCCTTTGGATAAAATTATATTTTTATCAGTAACTTCTAAATTTGTAGAATTTATAAAAGTTGTAGTTCCGTTTACTTGAAAATTTCCACCAACGTAAACATCTCCGGCAATTCCTGCGCCGCCGCTAACAATTAATGCACCCGATGTTGTACCTGTACTAAGAGTTGTATTTGATACTAATAAACTTTGTCCATCGTATCTAAAATTAGCGTCAAACGTAGTAGTACTTGGTGCTGATTGAAAAGGAATATATGTGGCAAGGCCGCCGTTGATATTAGTTGCTGTAGATGCAAATGCAACACTAATAGCTGCGGTTGTAGTCCATATAGGAATAACGCCGTTACTTAACAAAATAGAACCAGTAGTGGCAATGTTTATAAAACCAGTTGTACCGGTAGATAATTGATAAACTAAATCGCCAAATTGTCCGCCAGCAAGAGAAACTGCCCTGGAAGATGTTGAAATAATACCAGTCACTGTGCCATTAAAAGTTGCACCGTTATATACTACTAACCTGCCGCCAACATGAACATCTTTACCAAAGCCAGCGCCACCAGATACTACTAAATCTCCTGTTGAAGTATTAACAGCTTGATTATTGCCTACTAGAAAAAATCTATCAAGTACATTATTAAAATCTCGACGCCAACTATTAGTTCCGAGATTGTAATTATATTTGATTCCGTTAAGAATTACCTGTTGGCCGTTTGTTGGATTTAGTGGAAGAGACATCTTTTTAAATTCCTATGTTATTTGATAATGCATTCAACTAAATCATTTTCGCCGTCTGCTAATGCAAAACCTAGTGGCGGTTTGCCATTATCGTCTGTGCAAGCATGACCATTTTCAGTAGGCCAAATAGGTTGACCCTTCTTAACTGCACCTTTGATTTTAACCGGGAGTCTTCCAGTCAATCCCACTGCTTGCCCTTTAGATTCGCTGTTCATCAAATATGCAGGGTTTGCACTGATAACACCTAGCACATAACAATCCTTACCTGTTACCATAGTTACTTCTTGTTCACCACCTACCATAACAACAGTACCTGTTTCGTATTTTTGATCTGTTAGATATTTTTCTGCCAAGTCCGCATAACGTGCGCGAGTCGCTTCACCTACAAATATTGTAGCATGAATTTCAGAGTAACCAGTCATATACAAGTTGCCAGGGCCAAATGCATAGTTAGCGCCATCTGAGTATAGATACTTGTTTCGGAAGAATGGACCAAACGAAAGTTGTCCGCCTGAACCAAAATTTGACTGGAGTGCGCCAGTGCATGACACTGTACCTGCACCGTCGTGTGTAAAATTACCATTACCTGCTAATATATTACTACTATTCTTAAAAATTACATTATTAGCACTACCAACACCGGATAGGTCGCCACCGGATCCTGTAAAACCTACGCCACCAACACTACCTCGATAACCTACGCCGCCAATACTACCAGTTACACCAGCACTGCCTTTATAACCTTCGACACCTCGAATACCTTGCGAACCTTGAGCACCAATACTGCCTTGGACTCCCGGTTGTCCTCGGGCACCTTCACTGCCTCGGAAGCCAGTTCCTTGACTGCCTTGATATCCAACACTACCAATACTACCCTGGAAACCCTTGTCGCCTCGGTCTCCTACAGATCCTTTTACACCTGTGCTACCTTGCCAACCTAGATTACCTGTACTTCCTTGGAAGCCTGCACTACCTCTAACACCAGCACTACCAAAATAACCTTCGCTACCTCTAAAGCCTCTATCGCCAATGCTGCCAGCAAAACCTTCACTACCACGGAAGCCAACAAAACTAGATCCGGCGTAGCCAACTTCGCCTCGGCTACCTTGATAACCTGCACTGCCCTTGAATCCTTCACCGCTACTACCGCGGAAGCCAGGACTACCAATAAATCCTACACTGCCAGTAACACCAGCACTGCCTCTAAATCCAGTTCCTTGACTGCCTTGATATCCAACTTCGCCTTTACTGCCCTGGAATCCTGCACTACCGTCAAATCCAGTAATACCTTGACTGCCTCTATATCCCGCACTACCGCCGTAACCAGCTCCTGCGCTACCTTGGAAACCTACACTACCCGAGAATCCGCTACTGCCTCTATATCCAGTGCTGCCAGAAAAGCCTACAACTCCGATTGATCCTGCATAACCTGCACTGCCAACAAAGCCCGAACTACCTCTAAAGCCTGCACTACCGTCAAAACCTTCACTTCCGGTATATCCAACTGAACCTTGGAAACCAGTGCCTTCACTACCTGTATAGCCTGTAAATCCGCGACTTCCTTGATATCCGACACTACCGTCAAAGCCTTCGCCGCCTTGACTACCTCGGAATCCTTCGCTGCCCTTATATCCAGCACTGCCTTGGAATCCTGAAATACCCTGACTGCCAAAATAACCTTCACTTCCGCGGAATCCTTCGCTACCACCGTAGCCGGTACCTGCACTACCTTGGTATCCAACACTGCCGCGAACACCTGCAGATCCTACATAACCTTCGCTTCCACGGAAACCAGTATCACCAATGCTACCAGCAAAACCTTCACTACCTCTAAAACCAGAGACACCTACACTTCCCGTAGGACCAACTGCACCTACACTGCCTCGATATCCTTCGCTGCCACGGAATCCTTCTACGCCACGACTACCTTGGAAGCCTTTGTCGCCCACACTACCAGAAAAACCAGTTTGTCCGATTCCGCCTGCACTACCGGTAAATCCTGCTCCTGGAATACCCTGGCTTCCTGCAAATCCAAACGATCCAGTAAATCCTTGACTTCCTGTAAAACCAAGACTACCTGCGTATCCAAATGATCCTGCGTAACCTGAACTTCCAACAAAGCCTGCGCTACCAGTCCAGCCAGCACCACGACTACCAGTAAATCCAATACTACCTACATAGCCTTCGCTACCTACATAGCCTTCGCTACCAGTAAAGCCGGCACCTTGACTACCTGTGTAACCAATACTACCATCGTATCCGGGAATAGTACTTTGACTGCCTGTAAACCCTCTGCTGCCGTTGTAACCAATACTACCAGTATAACCTAAACTACCAGCATAGCCTTCGCTACCGATAAATCCTCGACTACCAGTAAATCCAATACTACCAGTAAATCCGATACTACCGGTATATCCTTCACTACCCACAAATCCAGCACCTTGACTGCCCGTAAACCCTCTAGATCCAGTAAATCCGATACTACCAGTAAATCCAGCACTACCTTGAAATCCGACGCTACCAGAAAATCCTGTACTACCTTGAGGGCCAACACTGCCAACAAATCCTGTGTCACCGCGACTTCCGCCAAAGCCTCTAGATCCTGCAAATCCAATACTGCCAGTAAATCCAGTTAAGCCAACGGATCCGGTAAATCCACGACTACCCGAATAACCTAGTTGACCTACAGCACCTGCACTACCTACAAATCCAGTATCTCCCTGACTTCCGCTATAACCGTCACTACCTGTAAAACCTCTACTGCCTGTAAATCCAAAACTACCAGTAAAACCTATAGGACCTTGGCTACCTGTAAATCCTAAAGCACCTTGACTACCACGGGCTCCTGTTGATCCAACATAACCTTCACTACCAGTGTAACTTTGACTACCAGAGAATCCGATACTACCTGTGAATCCTACACTGCCAACATAACCTTCACTACCAGTGTAACTTTGACTACCGGTATATCCGATACTACCAGCGTATCCAAGACTACCAGTGTAACCAACACTACCAACATAACCTTCACTACCAGTGTAACTTTGACTACCTATGAATCCCGGAGTACCTTGGCTACCGGTATAACCAACGCTACCAACATAACCTTCACTACCAGTAAATCCAGAACTACCTGTAAATCCTCGACTTCCTGAAAATCCAATATCGCCCTTGCTACCAGTAAATCCGCCAGCAGGACCTTGAGGACCTTGAATACCTTGACTACCTGTAAAACTACTACTACCAACGAATCCAGCTGTAGCAACAGTTGTGGAAAAGAATGGTCCAGTTATGTCTAACCATGCATATTGTACGCCGTCATATGTATATTCATACATGACGTCACTAGTAGGTTCGTACCAGAAGTCGCCTTCTCTTGATTCAGCAGACGGTGGAGGGTTAGGACCAGTGTAAAAATTAGGAATTCTAAAACTATCACGACCACCATGATTAATAGGTTGAGAATTAGGAACTGTTAGGCCTTGTAAAAACGTAGTTTCTGTACTATCTACAAATATTTGTCCGTCGGTACTGGCTCTTAAAGTTATGTCTATGCCAGGTTGTGCTTGAACAGTACCTGTATTAAATTCTAAATTTCCAAGACTACTGGCATATTGTGTTCTTGATACGCTGTCAGTAATTAATGTAAAGCCAGTGCTAGTAGACGGACTTGGGCCAAGTGCAGGCTGGGCACCTTCTAACGATATAAAGTCCCCACTACCGCCTTCGCGTTCTACCGATCCGTCAAGTATTTTAGGCATTAGCTGTCTCCAAGACACTTAGTGTAATACGTAGTGTACCAGAATTTGTAGACCAACATCTAACGCTGTCTAAACTTTCCACTATCATCTTGCCCGTTGTTAACGATGCAGCATTGTTTGCAGGAATTCTATAATTTTGTACCATAGGTGTAAATGTATTTGATGTTTGTCCACCATTACCCTGCGCATCTGGCAAAACAGCTAGTCTTCTAAAATGACCAAAATTTACAACTTGCGTCGAAGAACTGATGTTAGTAACTTGCGTCATTAGAATAATAGCAGTAGTACCAATAGGTGCGGTGTAAATCGTGCCAGTTGAATTATTGGTAATAATTGCTGTTTTTGTTTTGAATGTATTTAATGGTATTAAAGCCATGGTATTTCCTTATTATCCTTCTGCGCCCGCTTCGACTGCTAATATAAATGGTGTCATTTGTGCGAACAAACTCTTTGTAAATGTTCGTCCACTTAACACACCAGTTGCTTGACTAATTACTAATCCTGGACCAATACGGAAATCGCCGTTTTGGTCAGTACTGGTAAAGAATACTTTTCCATTATCGATTTGTATAACTTCTCGATTCTGAGCAGGGTCTTTCCTTCCAACTTGCGGCAAGCTGCCGTAGTTGGTTCCTGCGCCTACGTATTCAAATGTGTACCCAAGGGCACTCATATAACTTCTTTGATAGAAACTAATAGTAGCTCCCTCAGGGAACAACAACGGATTTCTAACTTGATCTTCTAAGCTAATAATATGATGTGTCCCTGCTCTGCTCCAATAACTTAGACCAGACATAATAGAATTATAATTGCCGCCAGAAGTTAAATCTAAGATCAATCTTTCTATAATTATGCCAGTGTCTCTCTTACATTTATATGTTTGAGTAGGGTTCATTACATAAATTCCGGCATTGATAACTCGCTGAGTAACTTCGGCAATAATAAAATCTTTGTTTACTCTTAGTTGTTGAATTGCCTGACTTGCTTGAGGAGGAGGTGTTCCTGTTTTTCTAGATGCCGGAGCACTGGCAACTCCACTAGCTACAATTGTAACAATGTCGTTAAATCTGTCAGCAATAAATCCATTAGCGGCAGCGCCACTAAGATTGCTTCTATCTTGAATCTCAGTTAGTTGACCAGATTGCGGAATTACTGTATTGTTTGCAACAACATTAAGAACTAATGTTGTCATAAAAGTCAGTGCATCTAACTCTGCACCCAATTGGCCCGGAATTGCAGAATTTCCTACAGTAACTGGTGGTGGAGCTATTCTACTGCTTAAAACATTATAGTATGCGTTTCCTGTAAACAACAAAGTAAAGAAACTAGGGTTATCAACTTCGCCACCACCTGAAGTAAGTGCTGTACTAATTGTAACACTTTCAAACCCTACATCAGTTACTACAGTCCCTGTAGCAGCATATCTAACACCATTAGCATCAGTAAAACTACCAAATTGATCTCTAACCCATACAGTATGGCCGATGGCAATTCCGTCTGTTACTATTCCTGTAATTCTTACAGTGCCCGTGGTCAACGTTGGCATGACCGGTACCGCTAATAAAAATCCGGGAAGTCCTTGATCGTTTGTATACGGTGTTTCTACAAAGTTACCAAATCCTGTTGTATCAATTAGTATAGTCTCTGGAGGTACAACTTCCATTACTTGACCAATATGAGGCCTTTCATCTGTGTCAGGAATAAATGCCATTACTTCGGCGTTCTGAGGCCAGTATCCGTTAGGATAAAATTGTCCGTTTTGTGTTTGACTACCGCTTTGTGCAAATGTAGGATATGCAGGATTGTAAATTGTTCCTTGGAAATCTAACCTTCCTTTTCCTTTTGCAACTAAACAGAAATCGCCAAAGTTTGCGTTACTGTTTGTAATGGATGCAATTCCACCGTCAGTTACTTCTACCGCAGTTGAGCAGAAAATTGTAAACACAGAAACTAGCTGCGCATATCCGTTATTAATAATGTGAATGCCTCGACCACCTTGATTTACCTGAGTGAACGCATCGTAAACAAATGAGTTAATAGGACTTCTTTCACTAACTACTGCACCGTCTACAAGACTTCCGCCCATCGACCCGTTAGGGTCAATAGTTCTTTGACCCCAATCGTTCAATTCTTGAGCTGTAAACTCTTCATCTAATTTTGGAAACACTGCTGTTTTACCAAAATATAATGTGCCATTGTTAATAGCACCTATTGTAGGATTGTCAATGCCTATAGTGTAAGTAGTTCCAGAACTAATCACTGAAGTTACCTTTGGAGCAATCTTAGTATCATTATTACTAATTCCTGTAGACGCAAACAATCCAACACCGTAATAGCTAGGTGGTGCAACACTAGGTCCATTTTGCATTATGTTTGTTATAATGTCAAAACTTCTTGCAACTGATTGAGATGCGAAATAGCCGCCGTCAAAGAATGTATTAATAATTTGAGATGTGCCGTTGCCAATAGTAGGCGTTACTGGGATATTTTGTATGATATCAAGTGCAATGGCTTTTGCTCTATTGACTGCTGCCACTGTCTGAGGAATTTGTCCCTGGATATAACTCTTAGTTCCTAACCAATAACTAATTCCTGCTTCCACAGCTTTTGTAGTTCCGTGCAAGATAAGATCTTGCGTAACTGCATCTACAATCAATCCTGCATCTCGAGAACATTTTTGTCTATCATATTCAAATGCAAAGAATTGATTGACATAAGCTACTGTTTCTGCTTGAATAAATTCTCTATTTGCATGAATTGCTTGTGAAGCAAAAATAACATCAGAAGAAGTACTTGCTGTTACTGCAATAGGGCTAGGTGCATTTGCAACAGTTGGTCCATTTTGAATAATATTTGTTATAACATTAATCTTGTTAACTGCTGTTGCAATTGTAGAAGTGCTTAAAGTAGAGCCAGCACCAAATACTTGTTTCTCTGCATCTTGATATGCAGCAACTGGTATGCCCCTAACTATGTTTGGAATAATAGAATATATTCTGTTGTATGCTGCAATGGTAGCAGTTGTTTGTCCATATATTGCACTAGAACCGGCGTTAAATCCATAGTAATAAGCACCGCTTTGAATAGCTTGTTTATTACCGCCATACAACAGATCAAAACTAATACTGTCTAAAATAAATCCAGTATCTCTTTCGCATTTAACTCTATCGTATGTCCATCCAGCAGTTTTATTAAAATCTACCCAAGACACTACTTCCTGCTGCATGTAGGCTCGATTAGCTTGCAATATATTAAATGCCTGCTGCGTGTCAATATTAAATGAAGGCTTAATTGAGTTAGGTACAATTTTATCAGTAATACCGCTAACACCATTGATAATAATGTCTAGCATCGCATCAAATTTTTCTGTAACTAAATCAGCTTGAGTAATACTAGCAGATGGCAATGTTGTAATTTGCGTACCTGTAGAATATCTTGGATTTGTAGTATCATTTATAACTAATTTTCTTGCTAGAGATTTTGCATACTGCAAAGCGTTTGTAGTAGTTGTAACTTGGCCAGGAATTACTGTGGTGGTTTGATTCCAATATTGTAATCCAGCAAAAGTACTTTGACTATCGCCTGCCGTTGGGAACAACAAGTCTTGAACTATCGAATCTACAATTAACCCAGCATCTCTATTGCACTTAGATCTATTGTAATAATTTGTTCTAAAAAATTCATTATTTGTTCGTGCTACAACTTCTTCTCTAATAAATTCTTTGTTTGCTTGTAATATTGCAAATGCTCTTTCTATATTTGTTGAAACTGATCTAGTTAAAGATATAGGTTCTTTTGAAGTTACAACAGAAGGTCCAGTGTTAATAATTGACAATATTGTTGATAACGCATTTGTTAATAATCCCGCTTCTGTAGAACTTGCTGCTGGTAATGTTGTTACTGGTGCAACTTTGTTCTGTATCGGAGTTATAGAAATACCTTGAACTAAATTAGATACAATACTAGTTAACGTATTGTAAGCATAAACTGTTTGAGGAATAGTTCCAGCAATAGCAGAAGAACTGCCATTGAATGAATAATAATAGACTCCACTCTGTACAGCTTGTTTATTACCACCGTGCAATAGATCAAATGCAACACTGTCAACCATAAATCCTACATCTCTACCGCACTTGGCTATGTCATATGTAAATCCTGTAGATTTATTTTGTTCAACCCAAGCTACTGCTTCTGCAATAATATAATTTTTATTTGCTGTTAATAAATTGTATGCGTTTACTGTTGATGTAACAGTTGTAGGAACTCCATTGTTAGGAATAATTCTATCAGTTACTCCTACAGTTCCTCCTATAATAATATCAACAATTAATGCAAATTCGTTTTTAATATAATTTGCTTCTACTTCGGAAGCAGAAGTAAGAGATACATTTTGTGTAACTGTTGACTGATATCTAACACCAGTAGTACCAACTTGTACAATTTCTTGAGCAAGGCTGCTTACAAATTTAATTGCGTTAGTTGTAGTAAACAACTCGTTGGCAATAGTGCCAGTGTACCCACCTTGGTCCCAATATTGTAATCCTGCAAATGTGCTTTGAGATAAAGTAGCAGTTGGATACAATATATCAAAACCTATACTGTCTACAATTAAATTAAGATCTCGTTTGCACTTGTCAACATCATAATTAATTCCTGAAAAGGTGTAATCAGTGAATGCAGTAACTTCATTTTGAATAAATCTTCTGTTGGCCTGTAGCAATACTTCGGCGCTGATTGTTTGGTAATCAGGTCCTGCACTTTTAAAAGTTTGAGGAGCTATTTCAGGACCTCTAGCAATAATGTCAGTGACTACAGAAATATTTCTAGAAAAACCTGCTCCGGCAATTGATCCATTGAGATTTCTATTAATTACTTGCGGATTAGTTACGGCTCCAAATAGTGTACCAGTTGTGTTGGTAATTACTCGTTGCGTTAGTGTGTTAATATAGTTGATTGCTGCAATTGTTTGAGCCTCTTGACCAGCAATTACACTGATAACGCCATTGTAATAAGATTTACCGCTTTCTACAGTCTTTTCATTGCCGCCAAAAGTAGTGTCATATGACAAGTTTTCTAGAATAATACCTACATCTCTAAAACATTTTGCTCTTGCATAACTAAATCCGTTCCAGATAGATCCAGTAGTAGCAGTAGCGATTTGGTAATTAATCCAATTAATGGTCTGCTCTTGAATGTGTGACTTATTTGCAAGTATTAAAGTTCTTGCATCAAAGAATTGTGAATTTTGTTGACCTTCATTAATACTATCTCCAATATTAATAGTACCAGTAGTCAATGTCAACACCAATGTTGAAGTATTTGCAGACCAGGATCCTAGTGCTACACCTTTTGGTATTTGTACTGTCTGGTTAGGAGTAAACATTACTCCATCTTTTAACCAAGGTCCACTTTGATTTGTGCAGTTCTGGATGTATGGAGAATGGAACACATCGATTTTCTCTCCGCCTACTTGTGGAGGGAATGCAGTGGCATATGCGCCTCTATTGTATCCGCTAGCATTGTCAATTGGCAATAGTCCGCTGCGGCCATTACTCATCTGTAGTTGTGCAATATAGCAACCAGATTGTACGTGGAATAAATCTTGTGTTTTGTTAATGGGCTCAACAAAAGTTGTTCTCAAATCACTACCAAGAATACTGGTAGAAGGTTGCATCAATATAGGATTATTTTCAAAATATCGACCTGGTGCTACTCTAATACTGGTTCCTGGAGTGTATAACGGACTTAAGGTAGCACCTTTTATTGTACGGCAAGCACGACTTGCATCCATGGCAGACCCGTCGTTGGTGTCACTACCATCCATAGTAACGTATAGAATATTAGTTACAACTGGTGCTGTTCCTAATGGTTTGTTAGGACTATTGACTTTTATTTGTCCGTTAATTTCTAAAAGTCCCGATACTGGAGATATTTCTATACCTCCAACTGAACTTGAAATTTTACTTGTTATTAATTCTTGTAAATAGGCTGCTTCCCATGTTGCAGTACTGCTACCTAAATTGTATTTGTTGTCAACGGCAGGAATAATGTCACTGTCAACACGACCATTTATTTGTAACTTGTCTGTGGGAGAATTTCCTAAACCAATGTCGCCGTCGGCAGTAATGTTACCGGTAGCATGTAAGCTGCCTTCTACTCTAACATTACTTTGAAGATTGATGTCATCGCCACCGATTGGTTTGATGTTAACTGGTCCTACTACTGAAGAGATTGTGTTTGTAGAAATAAAGATTCTACCAATAGTACCGTTACCTGTACCAGGTGTTGTTTCAACTATTCGTAATACATCACCGTTAATTGTGCCTTTGACATCTAAAGGATATAACGGGGTGTCTTTTCTAATACCTACTCTAGTATCAACGACATCTAAATATAAAATTGGTTCTTCTGTTAGGCTATTAACATTGTAAAAGGCGATATCGATGTTATCACGAAATAAATTTGCTGCCAGTAACGGACCAGATATGCGACCAATAGCCATTAGAGCTCCTCAACATGGGTATTTCACCCAAGAACCACATTACATTGCGGGTTTACCACAGTTATTTCTGCTATGTTATAGCATCGATATTATTTATACCAAAATTATTTTTAAGGAGTTTATGGAGTAGGGAACGGTGGGAAATATCCATCATATCCCAGCATAACTCTAACAGGTTTAGTAGGGACAGCTTCAGTAAATCTAATGTAAACTTTACCTGCAGATTGTATTAGATTATAGTTAACCGTTGCAATTTGAAATACATTCTCTATAAAAACAAATATATTTTGAGGTCTGGTAAAATCAGTATAGTCTTGTCCGGGACCCCATTGTAGAGGTCCAAAGTCAGTTTTTACATAATCACCATTTCCTAAATTTTGCAGTACAATAGGAGCAGGTCGAACGGTACGCATAAGTTCCCAACCAAGTCCTGGACTAACGCCATTGTATACTTCAAATTCACCTAAGTCAGTATTCCATCTTACTTGGCCGTTTACATATATACCAGGTCTGTCGGCATCTCCACCTCTAGGCATCTCCATAGATACTTTAGTTGTTGTAACTATTTTGTTGTTGTCCAACACAGAAAATCTATCGCTCATTGGAGAGTTCTGAACTATTGGAGCTTTTTTAATATATTTCATACTTGTACAGAACTTATGCAAGAATTTACGTTTGCTCCTACTGAAGGAGGAGAAACAAAACCATACACAGCATCGCCGCTGCTTAAAATTAATTTTTCAGTATCCATTACAAATGTTTCTGTTCTAGGAATAGATACTTCTTTTAATACTTGATTAATAGCAGATCCTGGAATGTCTCCAAATGGTACAATCCATAAATCTAATTTAGCATCTTCGTTATTATTAGTATTGCAGAAAATCATTGTTGTAATTGCCTGCTCAGTTCCTGTACTTGCAGCAAATAAAACGTTTGCTGCTCCAGTACTTACTAGGGTGTTTTGTATTGCCATTTGCTTAACCTTAAAAAATTATACCGTAAATTATTGCTCGTCGTCTGCTGACTAATTCGTCTTGAGTACTACCGTTTATAAAAAATACTCCGGTGCCGCCGCCAGCAAGTGTTGCAGTACTATAGATGTTAGTAAAATTATTTTTTCCGGCAGGAGTTGGAAGATAAGATAAACTTAATGGCGACGCAATTTCTACTGTGCCCGTGGATGCGTTTGCTGCACTGATTCTAATGTTTTGACTAAGGCGGCCACCGTTAACAGTAATGTTAGTATCGGTAATTGTTAGTCCTTGCACTTCTGCTTCAACACCTTGAAGTCTAAATACTACATTTGTAGATGTTCCTAACGCTGCAATAATACGATCATCAGTAGTCCAATATTTTGCTCCTGGAGGAGAAACATCGGAATCGTTTATTTCTATAAAAGAATTACCAACTTGGAGTTTTTGAGCAAACTCTTGACCTACATAAAATCTGTCGTCTACATATTTCTTATTAGGAATATCATCGTCGTCATTCATTTGCAGTTCGTAGTCAGTTGTTCCCTTAACAGTTAACTTAGCCGTAGGATTTTCTATTCCAAACAAATTTAATTCGTTTCGTGTAGAACTTACTCGAATAGCATCGGTACGTATAGCAGCGGTTTCGTTGGCAACTGAAAATTCCCATACACCTCTTGTGGCAGTTGTTATATTATCAACACTCCAGTATTTGGTATCGTTAAACAATAATGTTGCTGCATTGAGTGTTGTGACTATGTTACCTCTTGATATAGCAAGTCCTGATACTCCTAACGTAACATAGGAATTAGTTTCTCCGCTGTTGAGAAACATAATGTTATCAACTATGTTTGTATTGGTACTGGCAATAAAACTAGTGTCACCTACAACATTTAAATCGCCGTAGATGGTTACAGCTCCGGCAGTAGCGGATCTTGGAGAAGTATCGTTATAGGCATCTATAACAATTCCGCCATTCTTGGCAAGAAGTTGATAATCACCTGGTAAACGTACAATATTAACTGTTGCCATCTATATTTCCTTTCTGGTATTTATCGTTTAGGGGTTTACAATAATCCAGGTCGATCCATTCCAGTAAACTATCCCGACACCGCCTAATACTAGATATGCCTGATTTAGAAAAGCGCCAACTGGAGGCAATAGCGATAACGTAGCAACAGTACTGTCAGGTCCAAAATTTCCTAAAACTACCAGCGTGCCGCCAAAGAACTGAACACTTACAGTTGAACCTGCAAAACCTACACTACCTGTAAATGCATTGCTACCAACAAATCCAGAACCTTGACTGCCAGTGAATCCAGCACTACCGGTAAATCCGCCTCCAGTACTTCCGCCGTCACCTGCGCCATCGCCTTCGCCACCGTCCTTCCTTTTATTTGGAAAACTATTTGTTAATGATTCGGACATTGTCCATCCTATATTAGGACGAGCTTCTTGTTTATTAATTAACGATTCACCTACTACGGTATATCTCATTCTTATAAAATCAATTGAAGGTGTAGTACTATGGGGAGTAGTAAAACTGCTTTGAAATCTTAATCTTAATCCAAAATTTCCAGATGTTAGCGTGTAAGGATTAATGTTAGACCAATTTAATCCCCACGTATTTCCGTATGTTTTCAAAGATAGCATATCTAGTGTTGCTTGATTTTCACCGAGCAATTCACCGTTTTTGTCTAACTGTATTGTGTCATCAACGATTCGACTGCCTCGATCCATTTGTATCTGCACTTGTATTCCGTTGATTTGGCCGGGCTCAGTTCCTAGTTGAAATCTACAATGTAAAAACCATGTCTTATTTCTAATAGAAACTGTTCGAGATACCGGTATATGTATTAAAGGTGCTACGGTGCTAGTTTTAGTCAAATCCTTGGATTTTAGATAAACAAAATCTCCTGTAGAATCCCAAGGTATATGAGATGCATCTTCAAAAGTTTGGTCAACATATGTAGGGTAATACCATCTAGGAAAATAATTAGTAGCGGACATAAGAATATTTACCTAAAAAAATAGCCACACCGTGTGTGGCTATTTTAATATCAAACATTGATTAAATGTTGGAAATACTAACTGTAGTTGTTACTAAGAACTTGTCAGTACCGTTGGCAGAACCAAATGTCCATTTTGCCAAATCGTTTGTTGCATAGACCCAGGCATTTACTCCGTTTTGAGTCAATCTAGTCAATCGAGCCTTCTTAGATGCCAAACGAGTTACATAGTATGTATTGCCGTTTGCGTCAGATGCGATTAATACCATAGTACCAATAGAAGCAGCAGCAGCTACTAGTTTACATACACCGTAACCTTGAGCAGTCTTAACATAGTAACGACTTGTTCCTTGTTGCTTAACAATGTCACCAATTACTGCACTGCCACCAGAATTAACTGTGCCGTTGCTTGCAGTAGGAACCCATGCTGTAAAGTTTAGAGCATTTTGACGACCAGTAGTTAAGCTAATTGCAAATGTACCAGTAGTAGTCGGATTAGGTGTAAATGTTAATGACGTTGCAGTAGATGTATAACCACTACCTGCAACTAAAATATTCAAACCAGTTGCTACACCAGTAGCACTAACTATTACAGTACCCGACGCACGAGTTCCGCCTGGAATTGCAGGAACGCCAGCTTGCCATGTTACTGTAGTTGATGTGCTATAACTTGTTGTGGTTGATAAAGGTACAATAGTTGCAATACCTTCTCCGCCGACGCCAGTTGCGCCGCCAGTTTGTCCGTCATCGTACGGACTGTTTGTATTACCGAAAAATTTCTTATTAATTGGACGTCCCATTTGTTTCTCCTTTGATTTATGAGCGTTCTAGGCCCTACGCGGTGGGTGCCGCATAATAATCTAGAATAGTATTTAACAAAAAACCCTGCCGAAGCAGGGTTTGTAGTTTGAAAACTTCGATATTTGATTATCTGAAGCTTACTGTTGCGGCTGTAATAGCAACTTTTCCTAGGTAGTCAGCGGCGTTACCTAGAGAAGAAGCTGTATTGTTCAACTCTACATAACCGTAACGTGTTAGGAAACCAACTACTGGCTCGAATGTGTTAGGATCTAACACAACACCAGAAGACATTAGAGGAATATATGGGCAATAGAAAGCGGCAGCGTCAGCTTCGCTTGTACCCTTATAACCTAAAAGAACTTGGTTATTGTCATCACTGTCAGCCTTGTATGCATCAACATAAACACGCATTGCACCGTTCAATGTTCCGACAAACTTTGTGTTTGTAGGAGCTTCGAATGTGCCTTCTGTTGTGCGAGCAAAAGCTGAAGTTGTTGCGCTTTGTAGGATCGTTAGAGCCTGGTTAGAAACAACAGCCCAGTTAGCTGCACCACGACGTGTACGCTGAGCGATCAAGTTAGCAACACGGTTGATTTGGATAGCTAGAGCAGCGTGCTCGTCACCAACGAATGTAGCTGTACCAGAAACTAGTGACTGGTCATATGTTTGCTCTACGGAAGCTAGAGCACGTAGGCTTGTCAAGATTTCCTGATCAATTTCAGCTGTGATTTCTTGAGCTAGAGCAGCCATGATTTCTGCTTCGATGTCAATACCTTGTTGGGCTTGTGCATCTTGAGCAGCTTCAAAAGTCCAACGAGCGCTGAGCTTACGGCTCTTAGCTTCAACTGGAGCTTTCAAGATTTGAATGCTCATACGCTTACCTGGTTGACCTTCCAATGCGCTAGTGTTATTAGCTTTTGGATTGTTGTCAACGTTGTTACCTGAGTAAGCAGAAGCGATCTTGAATGGGCTTAGTGCTTCTTCACCAGCTACTACGTTGTCACCGTTATCTGCATAACGTACACGTAGAGTGTGGATCTGACCAACTGGACCAGTCATTGGCTGAACGCCGATGATTTCGTTGGCAATAACAGTTGGCATAACACGACGAATAACTGGTAGAATAACTCTGTTTAGAGTTGCAATGTTACCAGAACTTGTTGCACCTGCCGTAGCACTTTCTGCTAGATACTTACGAGTGTTTTCTAAACACACATTCATGCTTGCTTTGCGGACACCGGATAGGCCTTCAAGCAGAGCTTCTTTGGTCTCGGACCATCTTTCGTTTAATAATTGTGACATTTATTGTCTCCTTGAATTTTAAATTTATTTTAGTCCCGCTAATTTGCGGATATCTAAAATATTATCTAAGCCTACCGATGACTTGGATTCCTTATCGCCAGTTACTTCTGTGCTTTCAGTTAATGCAACTTTTTGTGTAGTTGCTTTTTTCTTATAGCCGTCAATTACTGCTGGTAGGTATTTGTCAAATGCTTCACGTAATTTTGGAGTGCTAACACTTTCCAACAACGAGTGCATTACCTCTTTTTTGTCAGAACTTAAAGTTCCTAACATTTCGTCCATTACAGACTTGCGTTCCATTAAATCTTTAGTTTTACGAATTTCTCGGTCCTTAGATTCAACAATGGTTGCTTTTTGTGCAATGACATTTTTTGCTTCTGCTAGAGCTGACTCTTTCTGCTGAATAATTTTTAACAATTTACTTGTTTCAGATTTTTCATTTAGATAAGATGTCGAAAACTCTTGTGCAAACGCTTCAAATAAACGACGACCAAAATTGTTTTCGCGAGCACTATCGATATCTTCTTTCAATTGCTTGATTTCAGATGTCAGTTTAGTAGTAACTGCTTCTTGAACAACTGCGGAACTTCGCTCAATGAATTTCTGCTTGATTTCTTCAAATTTACTCTTTGCTTCACGGACTAGCTTAACTTTCGTTTCTGCTAAATCTTGTTTGTCAACGGCAAATTCGCTGATTTCCTTGGCCAGTGCGTGTACCACGAACTGTTCAAGTCTCTGGAAGTTTTCCGAAACTTTCTGACGATCGTTTTGAAACTCTACCAATTCTCTTCCTAGCTGATTTAGAACAAAGCCTTCTAATTTCTTAGAGTCTTCTTTCATCTTGTGTTGATAAGCAACTCTAGCTTCCGCTAGTGCTTTTTTATCTCCAGCAAGTTCAGCCATTTCTGCGGCCAATCTCTCGCTCAACATCTTGTCGATTGCTTCAACCATAACACTTCTGTCATGATTGTATTTTTGTGCAAATTCTTCACGAAGTTCAGCAGTGACTAGGTCGCGATTCTCTTGAATCTTTTTAGCAAAAGCAGACTCAATAACATTGACGGTGTCATCTGTCATTACGCCGGATTCTACTAATTGTTTGAATGCGTCCAACATCACGTTCTCCTATACGGTTATTTCAAACCGTTAATTATATTAAGCATCGCCTCGCGGAGATACTTTTGTGCTTTCGGATCTTGTTGTACTTCTTGCGCGACCCTAAACGCTCTACTGCCACCACGACTATTCATCAGGCTTTCGTAGACCGGTGTAGGATAAGCTCCTGGCGCCGAAGGTTGGGCAACAATGTCGACTGTAATAATCTCAAAGTCTGCTACTTGTCCAGATACTTCGTCAACGTTGCCGCTGCCTCGTGAACTGACTCCAAGTTTTACGCCTGCTTCAAGCATAGTACGAATCAAATTACCCATCGGAGTTGGTAAAATTTTCATTTTACCATATCCATTAGGACCTTCCATCCACATGTTTGTGATCATGTGGCTGACACGGTCTAAATTTACTTTAAGATCATCTGGATGATCAACTTCTCCGAGAACACTATAACCATTTTGAATCTGGTCGTTTAGGGTTTTGACTGCGGTTTCAATTTCTCTAACCGGATAAACCCGCTGGTTTTGATTACGAATTCCGCCTTGGATAGCAATGCCTTTTAAGTAAAGGTTTTTGCCATCCTTGTCGTCAGACTCTAATACAATACCAGATTGATCAAAACTTAAATGTTCTTTTAGATAAGCTAGTTTCATCAAGATTCTCTAATTAAGCGTTACGACCTGGTGCGCCGTTTAATGGGCTTTTTACAACACCAACGCTAGTTTGACCGGCCTTGTCGCCTGAACCAGAACCAACTGGACCAGGAGTCTTGCTGTTTTGAGCAACTTTACCTAGTGTCTTAACACCGCTCTTAACATTGTCTACGTTGTGTGTACCGTTACCTACAAACTTGCCACCACTCTTAACAACGCCCATGTCGGCTTTGGCTGGGCTTGTACCTGTGTTAGTACCTGCGCCTGCTTTTCTGTCGCCTAAGATGTTGTGTGCAGTTGCACCTGTTGTTGGCTTGCCTTTACCGCTGCTGACTGGGCTCTTGCCACCGTCAACTGCTGTTTGGCCAGCTTTGTCACCTTTACCAGAGCCAACTGGACCTGGAGATTTCATAGCATTCTTTTCCCAATTCATGCCTACATTTTCAATGTATTCACGCATTGGTTGACCCATGCTTTCTTCTTTTTCTTTATCTTCTTCGTCGTCGCCTTCTTCGTCGTCTTTGTTGCCGAATGGATTTTCTTCGTCATCACTTTCGTCGTCAAATTCTGGCTCAGCAGCAGTGTCGCTTGAACCTGCGCCGTTCTTAGCAACAATGTCTTCAAACTCGCTCTTTAATTGAGCAAGGATATCTAAAATTTGTTCTTCGCCTTGGCTAACTTCTTCGCCCATATCTGGCTCTTCAATGTCTCCTGGTAGACTGTCTGATGGCTCATTTTCTCCGCCGATAGACATTGATGTTTCATCACCGTCTTCTGGCTCCATGCTGTCATCACCAAAACCTTCTTCTACAGATTCGTCTTCGTATTCATCAGCTTCTTCTACGGATTCGTCTTCCATATCATCAGCTTCTTCTACGGATTCGTCTTCCATATCGTCAGCTTCTTCTACTGACTCTTCTTCTGCCTCTTCGGCAATCATATTTTCATAGATTTCTCTAGATTTTTCTACAACGATTTCATGAAACAATTCGTTTGCCTTGTCCATTTCTTCGTTGACTAGATAATCTAGAAGTTGTTCAAACTTTTTAGACATTGCGGGTTCTCCTTAATTAGATGCGGCAAGGCTGTCGATGTATTTACAGCCAAGATGATATACTTATATGAAATAGGCCAAAAACAGACCGTTTTTGACAAGATTTTTAAAGATTTATTCTTTAATATTAATTTTTTTGTAAAAATATTTATTTTTAACAATAAGAAATTAAATTAAGTGATTATTCTTCGGCTTCCGCAGGCGTAGCATACATTATTCTAACTAGTTCTAAGTCTTCTCTAGTTTCTATTTCTCTAGCATCGCCAGCTTTTCTCAAGCTGTTTAACATCTTCAATGTTAGTCGAGATTTTCTATTATCACTGTTAGTAATGACACTAGTATCACGATCAGAATCGTATCTATCGTTGGTATTGAGACCCGGTTTGTCTTGCTCGAAATAAATGAATTCTTGTAGTAGCATGACAATATTTACCAAATTTTACATAGGAGAAGGAGTCTCAGCAGGAGTGGCACTAGGCATACCTGCATCTAATCCTGCTTCATCATCTTCTAAATCTTCAGGAGGTGTTGTTTGATTACCTAAGCTGTCAATGTCTCCAGTTATACCAGTAGCAGTAATGCCTGCACTGCGTAGTTCTGCGCTGGCGCTCAAATTAGTTCCCTGGTCGACATTTTCTTCTCTCCACATTTTTTCATTTTCTGCAATTTCTTCTGTAGTCATTCCTAAGAATCGCTTCATAGCAAATCGCTTACTAACAAAAGGCACAGCTACCATAGTAGTAAATGTACCTACTCGTGCTGTATCCATTTCTGCTTGACGATAAGCAGCAAAGTTTTGTGGTGGATTAAATTTAAGATCAAACAGATTGTTGTCTACATTAATACCTTTGTTATGCAGATATAATTTGAATTCAGTATCAAACTGTTCGTGCATCAAACTTTGTAGTCGTTCGCAGTATTTGTTGAATCGCAATTCTTGAATGTATGCTGTTCCAACTCGACCATCATTGAAGCTAGATCCTCCGTCGTCAGCGCCGGTCGGAAGATAAGAGCTAGGTATGCGTAAAGCCCTAAACAACTTATTAGTAAAATATCTAAGATCATCAATTTCTCCTAGGTTTGTACCGCCAGGAAGAATTTCAACTTTTGATCCACGACCTTCAGCAGTTTGTGGAAAGAAATAGTCTTCGTTAATACTTAACGGATTGTATGCAGCATCAATAACGTTTTGTCCACCGCCCATACTGCTAGGAATGCGTCGTTGATTAATTTCGTTTTTAACACGCTCAACAAATCCCATAGCCAAATGACTTGGCATGTTACCTACGTCAATGTAAAATACACGACGTTCTGGAGCACGTTGTACGCGATAGATAATAATAGCGTCTTCGAGTAATTCTTTTTGTTTATAAACTTTGAAAATAGTTTCCATCAAGCTGTTGCCAAAAGGAAAATTATTGTCTATACCTTCACTCATGCTGATGTGAATTACATGAGTAGCATCAATTGCATGTTGATCTACATTTTGTTGAAATCTACTGCTGTTGGCATTGTTAGGAACTGCACCAGCCATACCGCGCTGTTGTGCGCCACTGTTGATATAAGCAGTACCGCCGGATGTAATATTTGTGTTAGTAGGATTGATCTGTGTAACTGTTAAATTTTGAAGATTAACATTTAAATCTCGAATAACATATTGCTCGGGCTTTTTGCCTTCGCTTTCGTTTACAATAATTTTATCTACCTTGGCTGGGTCGATGTATAACCATTTTTGAGTTTCTGGATCTCTTACAAAGAATACATCACCATATTTGAAACAGTTTCTTACAATTTTAAAAATCCTAGTGTGAAATTTATTTGACTTGGTCCATTGTTGTAGATACTTTTTAATGATTTTAACTTCAGTAGATGTGGCTTGATCCTTAAAAAAGATCTGAAATGGTGTACCATTTTCATCATTTTGTTGTGTGCAAAATTCTGCAAGAATATCAAATGCAGCATTGACTTCACTGTCAGTATCCATGGAATCATACTGACCATAACGCTCTAATCTGTTAGGATGGCCAGAATATACGTCAGGCAGATAACTGCTATAATTAGATCTAGACATGCCAGGTCTGTTCCCCATAGGAACAGGACTCTTTTGTCCAGATGTATCAACGGGTGTAAAAAATCTTTTCCAGGCCACAAATAACTCCAAATTTAAGCAAATGCATTTCCACTTAGTGAATTAGTTGCTTCTACATTTCGTCTACTGTAGTCTGCTACTTCACGCAACACGCGAACCATCTCTGCTTGTGTGTTATTTAACTGACTTACGAGGCCTTGCAGTGCATTTGAAGTACCCGATTGCATCAATTGATTAATTTGATCCGGTGTAAACACGCCTTCTGTACCGTGTGCTACAATTGGTGTACCTGATCCAAAATTTTCAAATGCTGAGCCTACTGTTCCCCAAGAACCTTTAGATCTCCCGCCACTCTTGGACATAGCCTCATATGCCCATTCACCCAATGCAACAGTTAAGCCTGCAATAGCACCGGTAACTGCGCCAAACGCTGTACCAATACCCGGAACAACTGACCCTAATCCAGCTCCCATAGCAGCACCCCCAGCTACAGAAAGTGCAACATTTGACCCTGAAGCGGGGCTAGGTTTAATCATATCGAATATTTTCCCAAATAGATCTTTTAAGAATTCGGCAATTTTGTTTAAAATTTCCTGCCTGCCAGGTTCGCTAATTACTTTTTCGGAAAACCATCTAATTGCAGTTCCCAAAGTTTCTGCAAACTTTCTTATTAGAGGACCAGAATTCATAACAAAATCTGTCATTATAGGAAACAACGGGCTAAACGCTGACCATAATGTCATTCCTAAATTTTTAATTGCTTCTTGCATTTGTCGCATTGCAGCAGCTTCGGCGTCTGCTTTTTTAGCTTTCTCTTCGGCGTCTTTTCTTTCTTTTTCTAATCTTCTAACATTTTCTTCAATACTCATAGACAAATTTCCTTGAGCATTGCTTAGTGTTTTGTAATTTGTTGCATGAATACCCATTTGTGCTGCTAACGGATCTCCACTTAATGCCAATGCTTGAAACACTCTGTCATTGTCTTTGTAGCCTTTGGCTGATTGACTTTGTATCGTTGCTAAAAATCTAGTGCTGTTACCTAAAAATTTCTGAGAACTTATTGAACTATTATTTGCATCTAATGCAGCCTTTCTAATAGTTTCAGACATTTCTCCCATTAAGGCAGTTGTTACTTGACCGCCTTCAGTTTGTACTGCAATGCCTTGAGCAGCAGCTTTAAAAATATCACCGCCAGCTTTTCCGGCTCCTGCCAATGATTTTTGCAAACCATCATTAAGTTTTTTGCGAGTCTCTTCATCTTTGCCAGCCAAAAATGCTTGCCAGTTTGCTTCCATTGCTTCTTCTTCTAATTTTTTCTGCGTAGCTTCTCTACTTTCGCCCGTTAGTCTAGCAAGAAAATCTAATTCTTTTCCGTATGCAGCTGCCGCAACAGCTACGCTTCTATAATCTTTTAACTGATCTTTAGTTAATCCACCAACTGATCTAGCATATTGTCCTACTAATTGATTAGTTTCTTCAAATGTAAATCCTAAATTTAATAATTCTTGACGAAGTCCGCTAGAACCCATAGCCTTACTAATTTCTCTAAAATTTCTTGCTCCTGCGGATACTGAACCTCCCATTTGGACCAAAGTCTCAGAATTGTCTTTTAAGACTTTTGTCATTTCTTCCAATGTCAATCCCATGGACAACGCATCAAATCTTAACTTTGTTAAGCTACCACCTAAATCTATACCATTTTGACTAAGAGAACTAAAAGATTCTAACGCTGCTTCTTGAACTTTCATCAAAGAAGAAAATAATCCTGCTACTGATCCTATAATAGGAAGATCTTTAAATGCTGCAAAAAAATCACTAACTTTGGCAGTTCCCATCATTGCCGATGTGCCAAAATTAATCAAGTTGCCGGCAGTGCTCATAACACCGCTAGCTAAATCGGCAAGAGCAGCACCGGCTATATTGCCAGCCTTATTCATTTTTCCCGTAGACTTTGCAGTTTCTTCAGCAGCATCACCTAGATTTTTTAATTTAGATTCTGCGTTTGCAATAATTTTAGGATCAAGACCAGCAGCTTTGGCCAGCCTGGCAAACGCCGCAGCCTGTTCTTTGCCTTGCTGTTGCTGCGATTTGAGCATATTGCTCAAAATTTGTTCCATTACTGCCGTGTCCATTGCCATTGTTATTTTCCCAATAATGTAGGTATATAAATAGTTTTACTAAAGTTTACTATAGTTATTTATCGGAGAAAAAATGGATTCCAAAGCACCAAAACAAAAACACAACCCTCTAATCAGTTTAATGAGGCAACCAAAAATTTATATTAGACTGCCTAGCAATGGAAAATATTGGCCGGATGGATGCCTAGATATTTCTCCCAATGAAGAGTACGCTGTATATTCTATGACTGCTAAAGATGAGCTTTTATTAAAAACACCAGATGCTCTAATGAATGGACAGGCCATTGTTGATGTTATAGAGCATTGTATTCCTGCTATTAAAAATGCTTGGGAAGCACCTAGTATAGATATGGATGTTATTCTTATTGCCATAAGATTAGCAACGTACGGAGAAAAAATGGATACCACTGTTACTATAGGTGAAGAAGATTTAAGTTATTCTTTAGATCTAAGATTGTTGTTAGATCAATTGCAAGAATCAATTTCTTGGGAAGAAAGAATCAATGTAGGTACTGAACTAGCTCTGTTTGTTAAACCTGTAAATTACAAAATTATGAGTCAAACTAGTATTCAAAATTTTGAAACTCAACGATTATTAAATGTAGTAAGTGATTCTACTCTTACTGAAGAACAAAAGATTGAAACTTTTAGAGATAGTTTTAAAAAGTTAACAAATATAACAGTAGGAATTATCAACAACAGTGTTTTTAGAGTAGAAAGCTCAGCCGGAACTACAGATGATTCAGAAAATATTCAAGAGTTTATGGAGAACTGCGATAAAATAGTTTTTGATTCAATTAAATCTCACTTAGACATGCTTCGACAGAAGAACAGTCTTAAGCCAATGAAAATCAAATCTACACCAGAAATGATAGCTAGTGGGTCTCCCGAAGAGATGGAAATTCCGCTTATATTTGATCCTGCAAATTTTTTCGAATAAGGCTCTTATCGCTTTCACTTGAGGAGATTATCAAGTTAATTGAAAAAATGGAAAAAGAGATAAGAGCCGCCAAAGACGAACTTATAAAGATGTGTTGGTTTATGCGAGGAGGTATGACCTTATCTGAAGCATATGAAACTGACGCATTAGACCGAGAGTTGATTGGAAAGTTGATCGAAAGTAACTTAGAAACTACAAATAAGACCAAGTTACCTTTCTTTTAAAGGTCAATTCCAAGAAATTTGCTGTACACTTGCAGCGTCTTAGATTCGTTAGTGCCTGATGCTAGTCTATCCTGATCATCAATAATTTCCAATTGATTTTTTAATTCTGCTCTTTCAGCAGCATCCAACATAGCATAGGCTTTTTTAATAGATTCAATGTTGCCCGCAACTGGGGGAGATTTAAGTTGTGGTGCAGTTACAGGATTGCCTGCGTTAGCCGGTGGTGCTGACTGTTCGGGATCAGGTTGAGGATTAGTTTCTGGCTGTTTTTCAGCACTGGGCCTAACAGTTCTGCCCTTTTGTGCAGCTACAATTCTCGAATAGTTCTTTTTAACTGCATCTTTAATAATGTTGTCAATTTGCACAGCTGATAGTTCTCCAGCTACTGCTTCCATTGTAGGTTCAATGCGCTGAGACTGAGAAGGTTGTTGCTGTTGACCACTAGGATTAGGTATTGTATCTAAATCACCAAGACCTTGATCTTCTAAAAAATCAATTAAGTTTTGATAAGTTGGTTCTGTTCCACCGCCCACTAACTGTTGAAATTCAGCCCTAAGGTTGTTAACTATTCTCATAGAATGAGCACTGCCTGCACTTTGCAGTTTCTTTGCTTTGTAGCCAGACACTGCTCCCTGAACAGCTCCTTTAATATTTTTAAGAAGTCCCAGTTCATTAATCTGAGCTTCACTTAACACATCATTGAATTTCATTTGTTATTCCCTAACAATAGTTATATATTTATAGTGAGCGACGCTCACTTGCTTCTGCGTTATCGCTTACGCTCTAACTTGAAGCATTATATCGTCGAAGACGAAATAATATTATCTAGATTAATCGGTCACACTTAGCCCAGGCAAGGGCTAAGAAAAAACTGCATTATCTGAGTAGCACAGTCACATAGTGTTAGAACTACAAGCATTTCTGCTAACGTAGGCGGTTGACCGATACCTACTCATTCTGTCTTAACAACGGCGGCTTGCAAATATACACTATCATATTTGCAAAGCGTGGAGTTTCTGTTATTACTCCATCCTTGGGCCTATTTTTAACTCTATTCAAACAATCAAACCGCAGGCATTTTGCGATCGTGGTCCTGTGAAGGATACTGATTGAGTGCTTACTTCAGCGGTAAGACTTCGGATTCCTGCGCACACGAAGGCCAGGTTTCTTCTGTTCGGCACACGAAATTAGCCTGTGCGAGCTTAAACTGAATTAAATTTTAGATTTAATGTGAGAGCCATGGACACGGACTTGAATATGTCCGTTATAGTATTCATCGGATTCTAATACTTTGCGGTCGAATTGTTCTCGGGCCTCAATGTAAGATGTTTCTGCTTTGGATTTACAATAGTATAGTATTTCGCGAGAGAAATTTTCTTTGCCTAGGGTGTTGATATCTGCTGTTAAATTAGGACTGGACCCGTAATACTCCTGCCAGTCGCTGTCGATTTTGCTTCGAATCTTCTTTTTCTTCTTAGTGCCGTTCTTTAACTTTACAGTCTTGTAGGTCGTTTTACTAAATTTTGCTAACTTTTTGCCAATGTATTGGCGCCCCGAAGTCGTGTTGGTTATGCAATAAACAAAACCAACACAGTCCTCGGGTAATTCATTTACAACTTGTCCTTGATAAGTCCAAGTCATTGATTATTTTGCTGCCTTGGCTTCCTTGCGAGCGTTCTTCTCAGCAGTAATTTCATTACGACGAGCCTTAACCAACTTAGCTAGTTCAGCTAGAGCTTTGCGACTGCGAGTTCCTGCAGCACTATTGCCTCCGGTAAATTTTGCATCTTCAGTTAAAAATTCTGCAAATGTTGTTTGTAGTTGTTCGTTTGTTGTTGTCATTTTATCTTTCCTTTTTTGGTCTACCACGACCGTTGGCTTTAGAAGCTTCCTTAGAAGCTTTCTGGGATGCAATCCACATTTCTTTTTCTAAAATTCTCAATTCTCTTAAAATTCTACGCAAGGTAATACCGTTTCTAACACTAGGACCTTTTGTGTAGTGTACATTTGCATTATGCAGGTCTGTAAGCATTACTACAAATCTATGATACACGTCTTTGTATTTGTCTAACTCAATCATTTATCCTCATGCCTCTATGTAGTCGACATCGTTTGAGTAACTGGTAAAACCGTTTTCTTTAATCACTCGAAGAACATTGTTGACTCGACCGATAAGCTCATCTTTGTGGCTTATTAAGTATATATTCTTATTGCGTTCTCTGGCCATCTTCTTTAGAACAGCCAATCCTGCTTCTACTCCGGCGGCGTCCATACCTGCATCAATTAATTCATCAATGAATAATAAATTGATAGTTTGATATAAATTTTCCCAAACATCTCTAAAGGCAAAACTGAGAGATAAAATAAGTCTATTTCTTTCTCCTCGACTTAGATTATCAAAATCTAAATCTTGTCCTAGCTGAGTAATTTCTACATTTAAATCATTTAAGAATACTACCTTATGAGGCAAACCTAACTTGTCAATATAATAACCCAGTCTTTTATTCAAGTAAGTTAAGTTTTGATCAATAATCTTTTTACGGATAAAACTATCTTTGTTAGTCAACAACTTCAACAAAAATTCTTGATGGTCTTTTAATTTTACCAACTGATTGATAGAATCCCATTTGATTTCTTGTATTGCTGTTTTTTTAAGTTCTTGAATTTGTTCGTCGTAGGGGTTGTGCTCGTCAATTTTTTCAGTTAGTTGTCGTTCTAAATTGTTGAGATTGTTTTTATGCCCCAATGCTTCTGCTTCAGTTTCATAAAATGTATTAGGTTTGTGAGGCATATCGCCACTGCCTAATTCTTCTAAAACTTTTTTCAAATCATCTGACACTTTATCAAAGTATGTTTGTGCTTCGGCTAAATGTTGCACAGCATCGGCTGTCATAGTTTCGTGTTTATGATCATGCAATTCTTGTTCACATGCCGGACACGTTTTATCTTTGAGGCTTTCTACTTCTCTTACATACTTGTCTCTTGTTTTTTGAGCCTGTATAACCGCAGATTCTAGCATAGATCTCTGTTTGCTCAGGGCACGAATTTTTTTATCAAGTTCTTCCCATGCTTTGAGACTTTGATGTGCGGCAATTTCTTGCTCAATATCTACACCTTCAAGATGCAAAATAGCCTTACCGAGATTTTCTAAGTCTTTGTCGTGCTTGTTATTCCACGCTGAGCTTTTTAATTGCAAACTGTCGATGCTCTTTTGCACATTGTCGTTGGCTGTTTTAGTGCTTTCGATCTTAACAGTTTCAGTTTGTATTTGATCTTTAGTTAATTTAACATCAGCTTTGAGCTTTTCTGCCTTTTCGCTAAGGATTGTTATGCCTAACAACTGTTCAATTACTTCACGTTGTTCAGCTGCCTTCATAGACAGAAACGGTTCGGTATAGGTATTCAATGCCACAAGATGTTTGAACATAGTATGGCTCATACCCATTAGATCGTCAATGAACTTTTGTGTTTCTCTGCTGTCGCCTTGACTCTCGTCGTCTTCATTTGATGACTTTTGTTGTGCATCATTGACAAACAATCGCATGATATTGGGTTTGCGACCACGTTCTATTCGATATAAATTGCCATTCTTTTCAAATTCGACAGTGACCAACATGCCTTTGCTGTTGGTCTTGTTGATTAAGTTTTCTTTTTTAATGTTAGTCAGTGCTTGACCGTACAATGCATAACTCAAAGCATTGACGATGGTAGTCTTGCCTGTGCCGTTTCTGCTACCGCTGTCATCTCCACCTAGATCTAAGTTGGCTCCTAGCACAAGAGTCAAGTGTGATTTATCAAAACCTACTGCTTGAGTTTGATTTCCTACGGATAAAAAATTCTTTACGGTAATATTCTTAATTTTAAATGTCATAGGTTATTGTAAATCTCTAATAAAACTTTGGAATCGATATTTTCAGAATCGATATTTAAAAGTTGCTCAGTAACGATCTTGTCAACACTTTCAAAAGCTGCATCGGGCCCGTCATCTACGCCTGTTTCGATATTGTTTTTTTCTTGTATTAGACTAATTTCTCTGATGTCGTGTTCTTCTATGTATGTTTCTTTGATGAAGTTTGCTTCTTCGTAACTGATATCAATGTCTAGGTTAACCTTCAGATACATTTTACTTTTCATAATTGTATCTTTTTCGTCAATCAGTTTACTCAGTGCAACAGTTCTGTACTTAGGTGCATCGTGCCATGCTTTAAATTCTGGCTTGCTGCCCCATTCCATGGTCATCATACCTCGATCGTCGTCCCATGTATCGGCAAAATTATGAGGAAATGCATTTCCTATGTACCAAATCTTTCCTTGATTTTGACGTTTATGAAAATGTCCGCTGAAAACATAGTCTTGATGATTGAAATGACTGGCCTGTAATTCACCGTGATCGGGCATCTGCACCATGGCGTTCATATAAAACAGAGGCAGTTCAAAGTGCCCAAACATGTACTTGCTTTTTGTTTTACTAATGTTCTTCCACTCGTCGCCTACTAACCATGGTACCAAGGTTACATCACCTATGGTAGTTACTTTTTCGACCACAGTAACACCTGGAATGTGTCTGCCAAACGCACTACTATGAACGTCACGCTTGTCTTTATAAAACAAATCATGATTACCTGGGAACCAAAAAAACTGCTCAAACGCAGCACCTAATTTTTCTAGACACCTGAGACTGGTATCTAGCGTCACTAGATTAATTGAATTTCGATTGTGATGCCAATCACCGAGAAAGATGCAGGTATCTGCACCTCCCTCTTTGGCTTCTTGAATAAACCAATCTACGAAATCCTCACAATCTTGATTATGAGTTACAGAGTTAGATTTTAAACCAAAATGTATATCCGTAAAACATGCTACTTTTTTAAACAACTGCATTAGAAAACTCTCCTACAGTCAGTGTAACATGATAGACATACTAAGATCAAGTCTCTTCCTCTTCATCTTCAATATTAGTTTCTTCACTTTTTGGTAGACGAATATTTTTATACAGTTCTGCCTGACGGGCAGTTTCTTCGGCAAATTCTGCCTGCGTCTGTCTTGTAAGACTGGGGGTAAGTCCTGCAATTTCCAATAGATCGTCTCGTATGTTTTGATTTTTCTTTTCTAGATTTAGCACTCTAGTAAAACTATTGGTAACGGCTGCTGTATAATAGGCAAATGGATTTTCAGATTTTGATTCATCAAATTGTAGACCAATTTGACTTAGTTGTAAAACGGCTTGCCCTCGCATTTCTTCAACATAGGTATAACCGCGCCAGTTGCTACGTTGTGCATATCGTTCGCTAAGTTTGATATACATCTTGCCTAGATTTTCAGTAATGCGACCGTGTTCTTTTGAATAGTGGCCTTTGTCGAGTGTGCCCTTCCAATGACTTTTGCCAACACATATTAACTCGTCATTGTCGTCGAATTTCCAATGTTGAAATGGAGGGAAATTAACTTTGTCGTGACTGTCTGCGGTTGTTTTTGTGGTCTTTTTTCTGCCGGGTGCAAGAGGAATGTGATCAAATGTCATAATTCGAATAACAACATCTGTTTTGGCAACAGTTTTGTAATCCGGAGTTACTTCACTTAGCTTGATCTTTTTATCGCCGTCTAATCTTGCTTTTACAAATGCTTCTAATCCCTGTCTTTTTGCCCTATTTCGTTTGGCATCGGCAATTGTTCTTATATTAATTTTATCTATATCTGTCAATATTAGATCATATTGATGATATTCTGGTTTTGTAAAACTACTGTAGCTGCATTTGCTTTTGTGAATTTCGGCTAGTAAATCTCTATTGTTGAGATATTTTATTTTTCTTCCAGTTGCTGGAGATGTCATGGTCATCTTACGCGACCTCCTTTTTAGATATTATACTTGGCTAAAAACAAAAGGTCAACCAAGTAGTTAACTGTGCATATTATTTAATGGGTAAATATTACATCAAAGGGAAACCTGAATGTCAGACAACAAACCAAACATTTTATCGCAGGCAACAGGATTTTTAGGAAAAGCAGGTTCGGCAGTTTCTAAAGATTTTCTGCAACAGTCAGGTCTAGGCCGACTCGCAGGCACAATAAGTGAATTAAGATTGGGCAGAAGAGTAGCTGCACCCAAAGCTCCGCCTAATTTTGATGTTAGATTTGAAGGTGCAAAGGATTTTAGAGTAAAGTTAAAAGTACCGTCTAAGTATCTAACCCCGTCTGGCTACCTTACAATGTGGCCAATTGTTAATAATGGTGGAATTATTTTTCCATTTACACCTTCTATTTCTCAAGATTTTACAGCAAACTATGCTAATCTAAATCCTACGCATTCTAATTACACACAATATTTTTATAAAAACAGTCAAGCTGGTCCAATCTCTGTTAGTGGAAAATTTGCTGTTCAAAACGAGGAAGATGCGTATATGTGGTTGTCTACTATGCATATATTGCGAGCGCTGACTAAGATGCATTTTGGTACAGATCGAGATGCCGGAGCACCTCCGCCTGTTTGTAGATTCTTTGCCTACGGTGAACAACAATATTACAATGTTCCAGTTGTTGTTCAATCTGTTAAAATAGATTTACCTGATAACGTTGATTACTACGCTACAAAATTAAATGATGAAACTGGTCAAGTCTCCGGCGATGCGCCTACTGGAAATATGGTACCTACGGTATCTCAACTAACATTATCGTTATTGCCTATGTATAGTAGACAAGAGCAATTAGGCATCAAACACGTAGATGATTATTTACAAGGTGCTCCTAACTTAAGAAGACAAGGGTATCTATAATGTCTAACTTTTATAATTCCGCAAGTCCTTTTTATAATACACCTGTCAATGAATCATACCTTGATATTTTAGAATTTAAAGACATACCTTTGGTGACTAGTGATATAGAATACGAAATAAAAGCTCAACATGCATTTCGACCTGACTTACTAGCATTTGACTTTTATGGAAATGCTAGATTATGGTGGGTATTTGCTGTAAGAAATAAAGATAAAATTAAAGATCCTGTTTATGATTTATTTGCTGGTCAAAAAATTCGTATACCTCAGATAGAAACTTTAAGAGCATTAGGATTATAAAATGACAGTAGTTTCAAGAAATACTCCTGGTGTAGGAAATTCTGCGTTAGATCCTGGAGATCAAGAAGATGCAGATATGGGGGCTGCAATGAGAGCTAACCGATCTGCTCCATTTGACAGAAATGTGTTACACAAATTTAGATCTTTTAATTATTTGTTTACGTTGTCTGCTTGCCCGCCCGATGCATTGAATAGTAGAGAAAAAATAATTCAAAACGCTGATAAATTCGTTATTGCAAAATCTGCAGGTAAAAAAATTAATCAATTAAGCTCTGTGAATGCTTCTGGTGTTGAAGACGAAGGGAATGCAGTATTTGATACACTTAATTTACTTAATAGTTTTAATAACAAAAGTCCCGGCCGATTTGATTTATTTTTAAACAATGTAGAAATAGACACACTAATGTCTTTTAGTGAAACAACAAATCTTGCAATGGCAACTAAAATTAGATTTGATGTCTTTGAAAGTATGAGTATTAATGGTTTCATGGAAGCATTGCAGGTATCAGCACAAGCCGCAGGAAATTATACTTATATGGGTGCTCCGTTTATCCTTAAGGTAGAATTTTTAGGATACCTTGACAATGAAAAGGGCCCCTCTGAAAAAATTACAAATGCAGGAGCTCAAGCAACTCGATACCTAGTAATCAACTTTACAAAAATTGGCGTAGATTTAGACGAAACTGGTACAAGATATAAATGTCAGGCGGTGCCGCATAACGAAATGGGATATGGAGATCACAACAGCTTAAAAGAACCTATACAAATGCGAGGTGCTACAGTCTTAGAAGTTTTAAAAAATTTACAAGATAGTTTAAATCGAGCCAGCAAAGCCGCAGTTATTGCTGAAGCAACTCAAAAAAATAACGAAGAAGCAAATCTTCATGACGAGTATGAAATAGTTTTCCCTACTCCTGATTGGGGTAACGGGTCTTTTGACTATACCAAGACATGGGATAAAATGAAAGATGCTAAAATAGTCGAACTGTCAGACACTCCTGCAGTATTCAGCTTCCCTTCGCCAGATCAAGTTGCCTCTGCTTATAATCCTCCTGAGGCCGGCGCCGGCAGAGGATTTATTAACCCAACATTTGATCCTAATGTGGTAATTGATACTAGGCAAACCGGCGCACAATATGTTTTTAATGCTGATAAAGTTAGCGTCATGTTCCCTAAAGGTGCTAAAATACACGACATAATTGCTACAGTTATTAGGGACAGTAAGTTTGGTCGAGATATTATTGACAACATAAAAAATAATCCAGCAGATTTACTAAAAAATCATATGATAGAATATATTCATGTAGCTATAGAAGTTGAACAAAAATCTAAATTTAGTGCAAAATATCAACGACCTATGTACAAATATAGATATGTTGTGCTGCCTTACAAAATGCATTATTCTAGAATACCTTTTATACAGAGCAAAATGACAGCATCTGAACAAAATACGTTACAAAAACTATATGTTACTAGAAAATATGAATATCTTTATACAGGAAAAAACGTTGATGTTAGAAGATTCAATCTAACATTTAATCATTTATTTTATCAAGCGTTTCCTCGAGGAATGGGAAATAATACAGCAGGCGCCTCGCCTGATGTAGAACAAGCTGGTAACAATAAAGGAATTCAATTACGCCCACCGGCACGAACTCCGTCTCAGAATGAAATTAATTCTGGAAATGTAACAAGAAATACTCCAGCTGAAAACGAGTCAGCGGCTGAAACTGCAAGATTACGCAGACAAGCAAATTTGCCAGTAGTAATAGATTTGCCTCCAACTCCTAGAATTTCTGATCCTAGGCGAGCGTCTATTACTGGCCCTGGTGGTAATGCAACTGCACCAACGATAGATCCATACACTGCTCTAGTAAAAAACATGCACCAGGCTATACTTGATAATACTGGCCAGATCAAAATTGACATAGAAATTTCGGGAGATCCTTATTTCTTTGTCACAGGGGGCATAGGAAATTATAGACCTAAATTAGTAAACGACACAATGACTGAAAACGGTGAAGCTCCTTATCAGACTAATGAAACTATTGTTCTATTAGAATTTAGAAATCCAGAAGATATTGACTCAATAACTGGTCTTGTAAGATTTAATAGTAATCGAGTTCCGTTTAGTGGTTGTTTTAAGGTGACTAAAGTTACAAGTAAATTTTCTGATGGTTCGTTTATACAAACATTGAATATGATAAGGATTCCTGGACAAGCAATAAATGATGTTGCACCAGAAAGTTTGGCATCATCTCCTGCAAACAATACTAGAGTATCATCAGCAGAACCTGCTGATAAATCTCAAGTTTCTTTTGTTAGCGAAGTTCCGTTAAGTACTATTAACATTCCTAGCGAGCTTACATAATATATGTCTATAATTAAACGAACATCTTTTAAACTTCCTAGTGCTGGGCCCTTTATAGCACGAATTACCAGTCACCTTGACCCTACATTTATGGGCGGAGTAGAAGCAGTTTTAGAAGAGGGCACATTTACAGATCCGCAACAACAGAAATTTGTATATCCTTTGCGGTATCTAAATCCATTCTACGGGGCAATGTCATCTGATTTTGAAAAAGGAGACCCTACAGATTATTATGATGTTCAGAAAAGTTATGGAATGAGTTTTGTTCCTCCTGATGTAGGCACTAGGGTAATATGTTTATTTGTCGGAAGTGATTCAAATCAGGGATTTTGGATAGGATGTGTTCAAGACACTTATCAAAATCATATGATACCCGGAATAGCAGCCAGTTCTGATGTTGCTTGGGCTCCTGGCCAGAAAGAAAAATATGATGTTGATTATCTACCGGTTGCCGAATTTCACAGGAAAAAATTAGTATTTCCTTACAAGCCTAATGAACAAAAAAAGCCAGTTCATCCTTTTGCAGATAAGTTATTAGCACAAGGATTATTGGCAGACCGCATTCGCGGAGTTACGTCTAGTAGTGTTAGACGAGAATTTCCGAGTGCTGTGTTTGGAATTAGCACTCCTGGACCGCTTGATCCTGGCAGTAAAAAATCTAAAATAGGTTACTCAGATACTGGATCCACTACTGCTCCGGTAAGTAGGTTTCCAGGCCACACATTTGTGATGGATGACGGCGACGTCACCGGTTCAAACAAATTGGTTAGATTAAGAACTGGTGGCGGCCATCAAGTGTTGCTAAATGATTCTGCTAATGTAGTATACATCGCCAATGCAACAGGCAACGCTTGGCTAGAATTTACTGCTAACGGAAAGATAGATATATACGCAGCCGATTCGGTAAGCATACATTCGGAACAAGATTTTAATTTTAGAGCAGGTCGCGATATTAATTTAGAAGCTATTAGAAATTTTAATGTAAAATCTGTAGGAAATTTTGTTATAAACAGTGAAAAAGAATTTAATTTAAGAACAAACGAAGGTGCAAAGTTATTCATAAACGGTGATTGGAATCAATTTGTTAATGGGAATTTAAATTTTACTATTGACAAAAGTGCTAATATTTTAGCAAAAGAAAAATTAAATTTAACTTCAAAGGGACAAATAAGTTTGTCTACTTCCGGTGCATTTATTATATCAGCAGCAGGAAAAACTAAAGTTGGAAAACCTGGTGATATTGCTGAACCTGCTACTGCTGCTATAGGCGAAACAATTAAATTGACAGAACGATTTGTGCCCAGAGTTTCTGTTGGTGCAGGTTGGGCAGGCGGCCGCAAATATCAAAACGGAACAATACCTAGTATTTTGCAACGTGTGCCTATGCACGAACCTTGGTCGCATCATGAAAGTATTTCTCCTTCTAGTTTTACACCTGCAAGAACTGATTCTAATAATGGTCCGGGATCTCCAAGTGCTTCTCCACCGGCTCCTCCCCCTAACTCTAATCAACCTGCTAATTGGGCACAAGATCAAGAATTTTTAGCAAAAGTAAAAGAAGTTGCTGCAAAATATAAAATGAATTATATTGATCTATTGGCTATAATGATGATGGAATCTGGAGTAGATCCATCTAGAACTAACAGCAAGAGCGGAGCTACTGGTCTAATACAATTTACTACAGTTGCATTGCCTGCCATAGGTAATCCAACATTGGCGCAGTTAAGAGCTATGACACGCACACAACAGATGCACTATGTTGATTTATACTTTTCTAAGAGTACACCAGGTCTTGCAAATATGTCATCTACAACAATGAATGATATATACATGTCGGTATTTGCTCCTTTTAGGGGGTTTGGAAAACCAGACAGTACTATATTATATTCAGATACTGATAGCTGGCTTGCAAGATTTCCAGAAAAAAATAGAACTTTTGAAAGACGAGCATACGAACAAAATTCATCATTAGATAAAAATGGAGATAGGACCATTACAAAAGCCGAAGCCTGCAGATTATTACCAACAAAGCGTGCCCAAGTAGTTAGAGCATTGGGTCTATAAATAATATCATGCCTTATAAAAATATTGTTATTACTCCTCCTAAAAATCTTTCTTTAGATACAAAGAAAGAAAGTCAGTTTTACAGAGGGTTTAGTACGGTTTATTCTTCCGGTAACAGTAAATTGTATGACGAAGAGTTGGTTAAACAAGATTTATTAAATCATTTTAATACTCGAAAAGGTGAAAGATTAATGAATCCTGAGTTTGGCACAATTATCTGGGATGCATTATATGATCCCTTGACAGACGGATTGAGAGAAGAAATAGAAGCCGACATTCGAGAAATATTAGCCAGTGAACCTAGAATAGTTCCTATAGCTGTGGAAGTAACCGAACAAGATTACGGAATTTTGTTAGAAATTACAGTGACCTACAATAAAACTAATCAAACAGAAAACATGCGTATTTCTTTTGACAGAGACGCTGGCCTGATAACTCAATAATATACCTACATTAAATAAAAAATAAATACGGTATCGGAAAATAAATTATGATACCATCAACGACCAATCGATTACTTGTAACAGAAGACTGGAAAAAAATCTATCAATCTTACAGGAATGCAGATTTTAAAAGCTATGATTTTGATACGTTAAGACGTACAATGATTACATATCTTCGAGAAAATTATCCCGAAGATTTTAATGACTTCATTGATTCTAGTGAATACATTGCCCTGATTGATCTTATTGCCTATTTGGGACAAAACGTAAGTTTTCGAGTTGACTTAAACGCCCGTGAAAACTTCTTAGAAACTGCCCAACGTAGAGACAGTGTTTTACGATTGGCAAGATTAATTAATTATAATGCTAGAAGAAATGTACCAGCATCTGGTCTCTTAAAAATAACATCTGTACAAACTACGGACAATGTCTTTGACAGTAATGGTGTAAACTTAGCAAATACAGTTATTTCTTGGAACGACTCTTCAAATTCGATATGGTTTGAACAATTTGTTGCAGTCTTAAATGCTGCAATGCCTTCTGGTATGACATTTGGCAAGCCTGTTTCTAAACAAATTATTGGTACCATTCCTACAGAAAAATATCAAATTAATACAGACGAAGAAGGCGTTCCTTTATACAGTTTTTCCAAAAATATCAACGGTTCTCAAATAACATTTGAAATAGTATCTAGTACATTTGACGATTCAATTAAGGAAGCCGAACCGCGTCCCGGTAGCGCATTTTCTTTCTTATATAGAAACGACAGTAGAGGCAATAGCTCTAGTAATACTGGATTTTTTGTGCATTTTAAACAAGGTTCGTTAAACGTATCAAGTTTTTCAATTGACAATCCTGTACCTAACGAAGTAATAGGAATCAATGCTAGTAATATAAACGATACCGATGTATGGCTATGGCAACTAACTCCGTCTGGCAATTATCCCGATCGTCCTTGGTCTAAAGTAGATTCTACCACAGGTAATAATGTAATATATAACAGTTTAAGCGAAGACGATAGAAATTTATATGCAGTTTCTACAAGAGAAGATGATCAGATTGATTTAAATTTTGCAGATGGCAGTTTTGGAAATTTACCAAAAGGCAATTTTAGATTATTTTATAGACAAAGTAATGGACTGACCTATTCAATTAAACCAGAACAAATGAGAAATGTTACAGTTAACCTTTCTTATGTTAATGCAGTTGGTCAAACACAAACTCTAAAAATTTTTGCATCTTTACAATATTCCGTTTCGAATTCTTTTGCCGCTGAAACTAATACAGAAATAAAACGCAAAGCACCGCAGGCTTACTATTCTCAAAATAGAATGGTAACAGGAGAAGATTATAATATTGTTCCCTTAACTGCCGGTTCTGATATTTTAAAAGTAAAAACTCTCAATAGAATTTCTAGTGGTATTTCAAAATACTATGAGATGAGTGACGTTACTGGAAAATACAGCGATGTTAACATCTATGCCAACGATGGAATCATTTATTCTCAAGACAAAGAATACTCAATAGAGTATCTTGTTAATAATAAGAATGAAGTAAAAAATATTATTACAGAAAATTTAAATTTTATTTTTAAATTAAATGAATTTAGATTATTTTACATGCAGAAATATCTTAGACCGTCATTGACCAATTATAATATTTCTTGGAACATGTCTACAAAGACTACAAATCAAACTACAGGATATTTTAAAATAGATGCATTACCAACTCCTGCAGGAATATTCTCTTCAAATAATTTAAAATATGGAACACCGGGCAGTTTAATTAAATTTGTTGCCCCTATGAAAATTAATCCGCGTACTCCTAATATTACAGTACCGTCGCAAATGTATTTTCTACCCAATGGAAAATTAACATTTATTGAAGATCAAACAACGTCATTGACTAGATGGTCTAAGGTTATTTCTATAATAACAGATGGATACAATAATGGAAAAGGTAATCTTTCTTCGGGAGTAGGGCCAGTTGCCATTACCGGAAATATTCCAACTGATGCGATTCCTGTAGAAATAATTCCAAAATTTACAACGTCAGTTTCTAATGATATTGAAAATGCCATAGTCAATTTATCTATGTCTAGGAAAAATTTTGGACTAAGTTTAAACCCTGAAACATCAGAATGGTTTATTGTATCGGACACTAATATTGATTTATTATCTCCATTTAGTCTGATACATTTGGCTGATACATCTGATACCAACAGAGACGCCAGCTGGATGATTGCGTTTGTATGGACAGGGAAGAAATATATAATACGATATAGAGTGCTTGAATATATATTCGAAAGTGAAAAAGAAACTTCCTTCTTTGTCGAGCCATATAAAGTTAATTACGATTATCTTAACGATTCTGTTATTAAAGATAGAATTTCTGTATTGGGAATTAATGCATCCATAACTGGGCAGTACTTAAAAGAAGATCAAGTTTTCCAAGTTGATAGTGCAATTATTGAACTTGATGGATTTCAAGATCCTAAAAAAGTAAAAGTCAGCTGTTTTGACAAAGATGATGACGGCCAAATAGACGATCCTGATGCTTTTATCAATATTGTTCGACCCGAAAGTACTAGTACACAAACAACATTTAAAGATAAATTTGTATTTTTTGAAAAATTAAGTGACGACAGAAGTCAATTAGTAAGTAATTTAGATATTTTTTCTTGCCCTACTGAAGTTCAAGTTCCGAATAATTTATTAGTTGATGGACAGTTATTTTATTTTTATGCATCAAATTTAGATGTAGTAAAATCTTGGTCGTCATCTAATAGTGAATATGTATTGCGTCCTGAATATTTTGCAAAATCTGGACGATCCAATTTAAAATTTCATTATGTACACAAAGCTGCTGAGAATAGAAGAATAGATCCTAGTAAAACAAATTTGATGGATATTTACTTGCTAACTAACACGTATGATACAGAGTTTAGAAATTGGTTAAGAGAAGGAACCGGTGCAGAACCGTTGCCCCCTACAAGTGAAGGATTGGGTCTAGCATATTCCCCCGCACTTAATTCTTTAAAAAGTATCAGTGACGAATTAATTTTTCACCCTACAAATTACAAAGTATTATTTGGAAACAAAGCATCACCTATGTTACAAGCGACATTTAAGGCATCTAGAAATGTTAGTAGATCTAACAGTGATAACGATTTAAAGACTAGAATTTTAACAGCAATAGATACATTCTTTCAAATTGAAAATTGGGATTTTGGTCAAACTTTTTATTTTAGTGAACTATCAACTTATGTAATGAATTTGCTAACACCTGATATTAATAATTTTGTCATAGTACCAAAACAAGAAAATGCATTTGGTAGTTTGTACGAAATAAAATGTCAAAGTAATGAAATATTTGTATCAGGTGCTACAGTATTTGATATAGAAATAATTGAATCAGTAACAACAACAGAACTTAAGGCAATTGGAAATGTGGTTAATGCAGTGGGAGGTCAAGTGTAATGGCTAGTAATCAACGTAAATCTATAGATTTATTACCGTCGTTTTTTAGGACAGATAAAAATAATAAATTTCTATCAAGTACTTTAGATCAATTAATTTCTCCTCCTGAGTTAATAAGAATAGATGAATTTGCTGGAAGTAAAAATACTCCCAATTACAAATCTACAGATCAATATGTATCTGAATCTAATCCTATACGAGCAGCATATCAATTAGAACCTGCATTAGTTGTTAAAACTTTAACTCAAGAAATTAAAAAAGCCTTTGCGTTAGATGATTTATTAAATCAAATCAATAACAAAGGGGGCAACTCTACTAATTTAGATAGAACATTTGAACCTAAATTCCATTCGTATGATCCTAAAATTGATTGGGATAAATTTATAAATTTTAGAGAATATTTTTGGTTACCGTCAGGCCCTTCGACTATTACTATTTCTGGGGATACTAGACCATCAGTTGTAGAATATACCGTTACTGATGCTGAAGATAAAACACAATTTTTGTTTAACGGACTAACTCCTAGTCAAAGTTTAATTTTATATAGAGGCACTACATATATTTTTAATGTAGATACTACACAAAACTTTTATATAAAATATACAAACGATTACGGTCCGGACAATTCTTATGAAATTTTAAAAACTAATGGAATTAAAAAAGGACAAATTATTTTTACAGTGTCTTTTCAAACTCCAGAAAATTTATATTATGTTTCTGAAAATGAACAATTGTCTACTGGCCAAATTTTTATAAAAGATCCTGCAGAAAACACAGCCATTGATGTTGAAGGTGAAATTTTAGGAAAACAATATTATACATCATCAACTGGTGTTAAATTTATAAATGGATTGAAAATTAAATTTACTGGTTTAATTTTTCCTGAAACATATAGAGACCTTGAATTTATAGTAGAGGGTGTAGGAGATAAAATTAAACTAGTTCAATTTAACGAATTAGATACTCCTGATTTTCTTGCAGAAACGTTTAACACTAGATTTGACGGTACAAATTTTGATCAATTTCCGTTTGATAATTTTAAAAATATTCCATTAGTTCCGGAATATGTTACAATTAATAAATCTAGTAAGGATAAAAATCCTTGGTCTAGATATAATCGTTGGTTTCATATAGATGTTATTAATACTACTGCCGCTGCTACAGGTGCAGTTCCGGTATATCCTGTTGAATATAGAGCATTGCGTCCTATTATTGAATTTAATCCAGATATACAACTTTATAATTTTGGATCTATTGGTATTAAAAATGTTGACTTAATTGATAACACAATTACTGATATTTTTAATGCAGTTGAAGGCACTCCTGGTTATTATATTGACGGTGTGCTGTTGGAAGAAGGATTTAGAGTAATTTTTAACGCTGATAATAATCCTCAGATACGTAATAAAATTTATCAAGCGCATTTTGTTATTATTGGGGACAATGTGACTCTTGATTTAGTTGAAGAAGACGATCTGATTCAGGCAGGAGCGTCGGTGTTAGTTAAACAAGGTAAACATAATGCCGGAACTGCATGGCATTTTAATTCTGATACTTGGATAAAAAGTCAACAGAAATCTGAAAGAAATCAAGCTCCACTATTTGAATTGTATGATAATGCAGGAGTTTCTTTTAGTGAAAGAAATGCCAACACAAATTTTTCAGGAAATAAAATTTTTGGTTATGGAGTAGGTACTGGTTTGCCTGATCCTCTATTGGGATTTCCTTTGTTATATAAAAATGTAGGAGTAGAAGGTGCTTATCTTTTTAAAAATTTCTTTGCAACAGAAGAATTTTTAATCGTTGAAAACAATTTAGCAAGATTGATTCCAACCGCAAGTACTTTTTTTAAAGTTAACAATCTTCTCTGCAATGTATGGACTTTGTCAGAGCCTTATTCAATTCCTGTAACTAACAATGTATATGAAACTCCGGTCAATTTAACTAATAATCCTCTTAATGAACCTATAGCTGAATTGACATTGACTGAAATTTCGGATCATGTTAAATCAATGACAGAAAGTCATCCTGATTTTGTAGGAACATTTCCGGGTAATGGCAATATAAAAGACCTCCCTAATATTAGCAAGTATGGTTCTAGATTAATTGCAAACATAAATCCTGTAAGTTTTTCTCAACTGTTTATTGCAGATGAAGAAAATAGTTTAATAAACGCTACTAGATTAGTTGGAGAAAACTATCAGCAGTTTAAATTAAATCTAATTAAAATTATTTCTACATCTAATCAAACGTTATCTCCTGTACAGGCATTAGATGCGGCATTGATGGAATTAAATCAAAATAAAACTACATCTTTTCCTTACTATTATAGCGATATGATTCCGTTTGGCACAGGTGCAATTGTAGCCAATACAACAATTATTGATACTAAAACTAAAATATTTAAAATTCCTGGTGAATTTACTGATCAACAACTTTCCACAAAGGGATTGCTAGTATACCTTAATGGTGTTCAATTAGTTAAAGAAATTGATTATGTAATATCTAACAACAATATAGAAATTATAACATTACTAGAATTGCAAGATAGTTTAGAAATTAAATTCTATCCTACCACTGCCGGAAGTTTTGTTCCTCCTACTCCTACTAAATTAGGATTATATCCTAAGTATGAACCTAAAATATATTTAGATGATACCTTTGCTGGTGAACCTATGATGGTATTACAAGGGCACGATGGTAGCATCACCGTAACATTTGACGATTATAGAGATCAAATTTTATTAGAGTACGAACAAAGAGTTTTTAACAATTTAAAAGCACAATACAAGCAAGATTTATTTGATATCAATCTAATATTACCTAGTGCGTATCGTGATCAAGAATATAATTATAGAGAACTTTTTAATTCAGTTCACAAAGATTTCTTAAGATGGAAATCTACATTTAGCGTAGAAGCTGATAAAAATTTAACTTTTGATATTAACAATCATAGGACTTATAATTTTAGTTTGGTACCGAGCGATACTAGTTTGCCAGGTCACTGGAGAGCCATTTACAAAATGTTCTTCGATACAGATCGCCCACATACTCATCCTTGGGAAATGCTGGGATTCTCGATGAAACCAAATTGGTGGGATGATGCATACGGTTCTGCTCCTTACACTGCTGATAATCTTATTATGTGGAGTGATATTGCCGAAGGCAAAATATTGCACGGAGATCGACAAGGTATTGACAGCAACTACATAAGACCGGATTTATTAACTATACTACCAGTAACATCGTCGGGCTCCTTAGTCGATATACGTACCTGGGGAATAATTGGTGAATCTGGATACATCGATAACGTTGATGGCGATTGGAAATTTGGTGACGCCGGCCCCGCAGAAAATTCTTGGAGAAGGAGTTCTTACTGGCCGTTTGCTGTTCAGATTATTTTGGCATTAGCAAAGCCGGTTACATATTCTGCATTATTATTTGACACTAGTAGAATGGTTAAAAATATTATTGGTCAATATGTTTATTCCGAAGACAATTTATTTTTAAATCATACAAGAGTATTATTGCCTTATGATGTGATTGATGATAATATAATTTTAACTTCTGGATATAGTGTTTATGTAGTTGAAGCTGGCCAAGTTAGAACATTGACATACGTAAATCAATTAAAGGAAGATATGAAAAATTCTTCTTTTAATCTAATGCACAAGGTAGGCGGATTTGTCAGTAAGGACAAATTAGAAGTAGTAATTGATTCTGTAAATCCCAATAGTATTAGCCCGGGGGTACTATTACCAACTGAAGATTATGCTATACATTTTAACGTAAGCAATCCTATTAAAATTGTTAATATTTCTGGATTTATAATTCAAAAACACAATGGTGGATATACAGTTAGGGGTTATGATAGGGCACAACCATTTTTTACAATTTTTAAAGGTTTACACGAAAAGGGAGATGCATTCATAACTGTTGGCGGTAGTACTGAGGATTATGCAGTATGGTCTCCTAGAACTTATTACCCAGTTGGCAAAGTAATTTCCTACGACAATATTTTTTACAGATCTAATAATAATCATGATTCGGGACTTACATTCAATCCATTAAATTATGTAAAAATATCAGAGTTACCGATAGTTAACGGTATAACTGTTGCCTATCCTAGTTCCTTTGAAGACGAGCCGATTGAAATTTCATACGGATCGTTTTTTAATACAATACAAGAAGTGGCTGATATAATTGCAGGTTACGGTAAATGGTTAGAGTTTTCCGGATTTACATTTGATGAACTAAATGCAGATCTTGCTGAAATTTTAGATTGGCGCTTAACTATTAAAGAATTTATATATTGGTCTGGTCAAAATTGGGCAGACAACAGTGTTATTGTATTAAGTCCTTTTGCCAACAGTTTAAAATTTACGTTTCAGGAATCAGTAGTTGATAATGTTCTAGATAGTTTTTATGATTATAATATTTTAAAAGCAGACGGATACGGAATTTCTCCTGCTAATCTAAGTATACTGAGAGATCGAGGATCCTGTACTATAACATCTAAAAACGATAATGAAGGTATCTTTTTTGCCAGTTTACGATTGGTACAGAAAGAACATGCAATTATTCTTAATAATACAAGTAGATTTAATGATGTTATATATGACGTTGATACAGGTTATAGACAACGTCGAATTCGTTTAATTGGGTTTAGAACTGCAAACTGGAATGGTGATTATTTTAGTCCGGGTTTTATATACGATTCTGCAAAGGTATACACTTGGTTACCTAACAAAGATTATCAAGCAGGTGATGTAGTAGAATACGCTGGAAATTATTATTCTTTGGATAGGAATTTATCAGGAAAGCCTACATTTGATTTTACCAATTGGAATAAGTTAGGTAAAAAGCCTGTAGCACAGCTAATTCCTAATTTTGAATATAAAATTAATCAGTTTGAAGATTTCTACAGCCTAGATATTGACAACTTTGACCTAAGTCAACAACAATTGGCTCAGCAGTTAACTGGATATTCTCCTAGAGTTTATCTCAGCAATATCTTTTTTAATCAATTGGCTCAATATAAATTCT